TTGTGCTAGAGCGGCCAGCGTGGTTTGGGTAGCTGGACCTCGTCCTTTGCTGCTAGATGGAAACCCATTCCGCGACAGCATCGACAGTTGCGAACATTTGCCAGCGGCGGCCCTATCCAGCCGCGGTTACCTCCTAGGTTTTTCTCCCGTCGTAGTTCCTTCGGGACGTCGCCCCACGCCGGGCGCCCATCAGCACGCGTGAGCAGTGCTTGTGTACCTCCCGCACACTTGGAGCAGGGCCGCTTGAATAGGACGAGATTTGGGTTTATGAATACGATCTTGAAGTGCTCCCGCCACAGGCGTCTCAGCAAGTAGCAAAATAGCGCTGCAGTGCTAAGGCAAAGCACAAGGAAGACGGCCCAGAGCCAGTAGAAAAAGGTCATTCGGGCGCTCTTTCAGTGCATATGTGACTGCCTACCCAGAGGCATTCGCATTGCTCGCACCAGTTCAGATGCATTCCGCACTCGATGCAGCGTTCCTCCGCGTCAACGCGCGGGAACAGCATAAGCGGGAGTCGCGGCGGCCTTGCTTCCGCTGCAGCTCTTGGAGGATCGGGATGTCTTTCCGTGGGATCGTCTTCTCTCGCCAGTCGCAGTCGGTAAGGGTGTGGACCGGAGGCCGGCCTTCCATGAGGGCGACGAACTCCTCGGCCCAGATTTGAGTGGCCATCTGGTTCTCCGCCGTGACTACGTTGCCGTCCCGGACCATAGATACTGGTGACAGGACGGCGCCTGCCCGTCTAAGCAGGTCTTTTTCGCGGATGAGCGGGAAACAAGTGACCGTCCGGCCTTTGATAGCCGGTATGAGTACCGGTACGGTGATGCAGATAGCGGCGACAGGCTTGCCGAATGCCGCGAAGGCCCTTACGTACTCCAGTGCCTGCAGATTAGTCCAGTATGCCTCCGAGTCTCTCATGGTACCGGACGTAAACATCAGACCGTCGAAGGTGTCCGGATCGGGCGGGGAGTCATAGATGGTCTGCTTGAGCCGGCGCTTGTCCCCGGTTACCTCATCCTCGATGACGGTATCCGTCGATCGGACCTCGAACGTATGACCGGCGCTCTTGATGACACTCAGTGCAGTGAAGAGCTCGTTGCCGCTTAAATTGAAGTGACAACAACAGACGTTGAGCACTCTCATTCTAAATCACCTCCTGACAGCCGCAATCGGTAGGCGGCTCTCCATGACGTTCTAGAAACGCCTTATGATAGGCTTCGATCGCCTCTTCGCGCGTGCCGAACTGTCCTACGTAGATGTTACTGCTCAGCGCTGCGCGCCAGCGTGTCTTGAACTTCCTGACTCCCCGGTGGCCTGACGTGTTAGAGCTGGGCAGCTTACTGCGGGCTGCGTTGTGACGGTGATTGGTCTCTTGCAGGTTGGACCTAGTGTTGTCGAGGCCGTTGTTATTGATGTGGTCCGTCATTGCGCGTCCGGTAAGGAATGAGTGCATGCCTCTAGGTAGCTGCGCACGTAGTGCGTACCAGTGGCCGTTAATGAAGGCAGCCGCCCAGTTGAATTGGATCACGCGGCGGTAATCCTCAGGGCTGACTAGTGCAATCTTGTCCTGTGTCAGCAGGACTAGGGCCGCGATGTCTCGTTTAGTGCGCATCCGCCTCATCTCGCCCTTTGCAGTCTTCTGGACAGAGTTCCTGAACCTGGTGGCCGTGAGCTGTATAGAACAGGGCGGCGTACCGCTGCATGAACCAGTAGTCATCGTCCATTACTCTGCCTCGATCTCCTTGACGTGCTCGTCCTCATCGTCGAGATCCGGGATGTCCTCATCGCGGTCCCCGCCGTACGTGCCGGCAGGTACAGTGTTGACCTTGACTTTGGTGATGTCGTTATGCTGCTCGTTGGGGACGCCGTTCTCGTCCAGATCCGTGCGCGCGAGGAAGATCTCGCCGCCGCGCTGGAAGAGCTGGATGGGCAGCTCGTGGTTGCGGATGTATGCGTTGAGGCTAGAGCTCAGGCTCATGAGGGACTGCTGTACACCCGTGCGGTCGAGCTGGGCGACAGGCTTACCGGTCTCGAGGTATGCCTTAAGGATAGGGTAGGACACCCGCCCACGGTGTGCGGTGCGGAAGTTGGGAACGTCTTCGGGCTTGACGTCGATGAAGCGGACCATTGCGGACACCCTTGCCTTTCTTCCTGTCTTAGTTATATTATACTTCAGACTTCGAAGAAAAGCAAGAGATATAAATAGTTAACTTTAGAAACGACAGATCACTTAGGCAGATGCCGCCTGAGCAAGCGCACGTGCAGCGGTCTTCAGGGACTTCGAGGTGGTTCATTAGGGCTCGAATGACTCGCATGTATCGCTCCCATAGTATGGAGGTAGATGGAAGCCAGCGAAGTTCCCATTCAAACACGCCTGAGCGGTTTATTCCTAGAGCTAGCGAGATTGTGCGGCCGCGAAAGCCACAGTCTTCGCGAATTGTTCTAAACCGCCCGAGTCGCTGCCACTCGTGAAATTCTAGGATGGTTGTAGGTACTTCCATTACTTCTCGTTCAGTCGGGGTGTCTTGCGGAATGCGGGTGGGACGTCCTGTAGTTCTTGGTTGGCTTGCTCTACAGCGACGAGCTCGTATGGGAGCTTTGTGGTCCGGAGGTACTCGCGGATGAGATCCGGCATGGATCTCTCTCCGCGCCTAACGGATGCGTCGTCTTCTCCCAGCAGGAAGGCGGCGAGCATGTCAAAGCGGGCGTAGACGGCGGCCGTACCCTTTTCGATTGACGCTATCTGTATATCGTTGTACTCCTTTAGGCCTTCCTCGACGGTATGCTCGATGCGATGCCTGATCTCTTCGCTGCCGGTGTACTTCCTGGCCTCGTCGATCAGCCTAGTCATGTCCTTGACAAGGGCGTGCCCTTCCCGAATGACCTTGCGCTGCTCCATCAGGAGGTCGCGAAGTTCCTGCCAATCATCACTCATTGGAGGTCTCCTCAAGCCAGGAGGTAAGGGCGTCGATAGCTTGGGCCGCTTGGGAGCGGGACAGGCAGAGATAGAAGTCGCCGTTGTGGAGGTCGACGGCGACGCCCTTGGGAGCCTCCGGGCACTTATCGGCAAATACTGCCATTAGTGGATCTCCTGTCCTAGGCCGACGAGAAAGACTGCGACGCCGCCGATCGTGAGGATGATGCCTGGGATCGCTCCAGCAAGGGCTCCCAGTTCCCAGTCGAGGGCTCCGAGAAGCGCTACTAGAAGAAAGGCGATAATGATGCCTCCTGGAGGGCAACACAGGCCGATGATCATGAGCAGGTCGAAGTGTAGTGTCATGCTTCCTCCGTTGGGACGGCGAGGTAGCCCGTTAGCGTCCATATTCGGCCTTTGCCCTCGGCTGAGAATATGGGGTCGGGCATCTGCGGGTAGTAGCGCGCGTGTGCTACAAGCGTGTTGACGATCTTCCAGTCGGGCGACTCGGATAGAAACGGTTCGGAGGACAGGATCACGACGAGATCGCCTGGTTCGGGGCGGGGCTCCCAGGTGCTCCACGGTAGGGACTGTATCGCCCGCCCATAAGTGCTTGCCGTCGATGCTTCTTGGACTGCCACCTGGCTCCTCCCTAGTAAAGTAGACCTCGTAGTAGTCGTATAGGACCGCCCAGACGGTATCCTCGTCCCCCGTCTGTGTCAGCTTCTCGAGAAGCATCCAGGCAGCTGTCCCACTACAATCCCACCAGCAGAGGTCGTCGCCGAGAATGAGGCAGTCTTCTATAACCGACCAGCCTTCGCGTTCCGTGCGCGAATGGAACCCGATGACGTTAGCGATAACCTGTATACCCTTGCGCCAAATGCCTATTGAGACTGGGCGGTCTGTAGGCCATCGGACGAGGTCGAACGTTACGGCTCCCGCGGGACCTTCTAGGACCCATATCCGTATAGTCTCGACACCTACCTGGTCAAGGCGGTGCCAACACTTCAGGCCCTGGAACTCTGTCCGGATCGGCCGCACTGCACGGAGCAGCGCTGGCAGGTTATCGGCCATAAGCCGCGGAGCCCTTTAGTGAGGTACCACCCTATTGCGATGTAGACGATGACTCCTCCGAGTATCGCAGAAGCGATGCACAGCAGGATCCATGCATAGGTCGGCATCACGTTGCCCCTCCGAGTTCGCCCAATACTGTCCCGGTCCTTGGACACAGCCACATGAGATACCATCCACCGCTCCGTTTCTCGTACTTGATGTCTAGCTGCTTATCGCCGTTATATGGATGGCTGTATCCGCAGTTCTTGCAGTACAACCCGTGAGACCTCGGGAGAGGGCGCTCCCGCTGACTGATCCGCCATCTAAGATAGTCTGTCCAGCGGTCCGGTAGCGGGAGCGACTCTCCGTTCATCATGCCTGCCTTGAGCGTACGTAGCGCGTAAAGTGGATCTGAATCGGCGCAGTGTTCTCGGCTAGCCATGCATAGGCTGCTGTGAAGCGCGCCAGCGTGTCGCTATACACGGTTACAACATCCGTCGCCCAGTCGATGTCGGCTTCTGAGTCTGCAGTCCAGTGTTCGACGAGCCAGCCGTAAAAGTCCGCTGCCTCCCCGAGGCCGCTGCTCGAGATGTTCTCGCCCTCGTAGCGGCCCTGATCTGACATTTCCTTGATAGAGTCGAACTCGACGGTGAGTATCCACCCGTCGGTCAATCTGTCCTCCTAGCCGTCCTCGTCTTTAAGTTTAGGGGGTAGCTTGCCGAGCTCCCGCAGGAGGTCATCGGCCTCGTCTATTCTAATGACCTTGCGTCCACATTGGCACGTGTATGTCGGTAGGCGACCCCTTCGGATATAACCGTATACCTGCGGCGACTGTACAGGACGTATCTTGCTGTATTGGACTGGGGTTGCAAACGGCTGGTCTTCGACCTCATCCGCTCGCATCTGCCGAATAGTCTCGTCGATGTCAGGCAATAAGCCCCTCCCCGTTATCACGTCCGACGTACTCATAGGCGACGTGGCGAACGTTAGGGCAGCTGCAGGTTCGCGAGTCATCACGCTTGTATACTTCAGAGGGCAGCATAGGAAACATGTTCCATTGTGTAAGGTATCCCGGAGTGCCGGATGGGGGGAACTTGAAGAGCTTAGGCGGGTCCTCCCATTCGACTTCCGCTCCGTCTTGCGGCCCCCACTGCATGCAAAGAATGTAGGTCATTGATAGTACTCGTGCACCGTCAGTTGACTGAACCGGAGAATGGCTAGGTACTGCTCTTGGGTTAGGGTTACTTGTCCGTAGCCGGGACGGCTAATCTCTACGGTAAGGTCGCTGTTCGTCTTGAAGGTAACGCCGCTTGCTGTGATCGATACCTCTGGGACAACGTGCGCTATGGGCACGGACGGGATGTTCGCGTTAGTCAGTTCGCTCATTGCTCTTCCTTCCCTCAAGGTCCCGCTCGAGCCTATGTAGTCCAACGCATGCCGTACGGACTACTATTCAGTTGTCGTGGCGCCGCTCCCGCCGTTCACACGGGCGCGACGTAGCTCGAGCGGGACGTTCAGGGGAGGTTAAACGATGCGGAAGGCCATCGTCGGCACCCACCCCCAGCCCCACTGATACCATCCAACCCGAGTACCTGGCTCCTCGGCCTGGAACGCGATGTGGTACCATCTGGTGTCGAAGGTAACATGGCCCGAGCCGAAGAACAGGACGTCGCCTCGGCGGGCATCTTCTAGCGAGATGCGCTCGAAGTGTCCCTCTCCCATTGTGGCGAGCATCTCGTATGTGTCCCGACCGATCCAGATTCCCGTCGCCTTCTTGACGGCGGTAGACACGAGACCTGAACAGTCGTATGTATACGGGCCCGTAGCCCCGTACTGATACCAGTCGCCGGTAGCGTTAGCCTCGGCCCAGCTGAGCGCCGCTCCTCCGTAGTTCGGAGCGGTGCTTGCCTGTGCCGTGACTTGAGGGCCGACGGTCAGCCCTGCTAGGGTGAGGCAGCCGGCCATGACGAGGTGGCGCCAGTCAGCACCCATCGTACGGCCTCCAGTTGTCCTCGCCTCCGCGGGCCATTGCGTTGCCGAACACTCGGTTCTGTTCGGCGACCGATGCGTGTCCGAAGTCGGCCGGTGAACCACCGTAGGCGGCCCAGGTGGACGCGCTGAACTGGTACAGGCCGTAGTGGCCAGTCGAGTTCATCACCTGTGACTGGCCGCCGGATTCCCGGGCGATCACGCATGCCTGGAAGCTGCCGTCGCCGGCAGTCGAGACGGCCTGGTTGTAGGGCGACGATGTCGCGCTGTAACCCGGCGGGTTCTGGACCGCGCTCTGATAGGCAGCCAGCGTCTGCCTCGCGCGGTTAACGGCATTGACGGCCGCTCCATACGCGGGGTGGCTGGCGAGGGTGGCCTTGAGTTCCTGGCCCGGCTCGATCAGGTTGGGGTTCTGGCCGATGACCCGCTCGTTGGAGGCATACAACCAGGGCCACTTGTCCGGGTTGCCGAACAGCTTTTGGGAGATGCCTGACAGGGTATCGCCGGCCTTGACGACGTAGTCCGTGATGGCCGCTGGAGCGTACTTGCGGAGCGGTGTGGTGTAGAAGTGTGGGTGGAACAGTTGCGTATTTGAGCTGGCGCTGTCATTGGAGACGAGCGCTACGTGAGAGCTGGGAGTTGTTACTGCTGATTGCGATGCGACTACCAATGCGGTTACAGCGAGTGCACCCCCCGCGGTTGCCGCCGCCCTGACTACAGGGTGAGGCGTGGCGGGGGCTACGTGGCGTCCAGGCTTAACTATGCCTGCGTGTCGGCCACGTCGTGTCTTGCTATGCATCTAGTCGAACCTTTCATGCGGGGATATGTTCACTGAAGAACTGATGAGAACAATTCAGGGTAATGATGATCCACCTCCTTTCGAGGTCAGGAAGGACACGGTCCCCCGCTCAGGGTCACTGTGAATGGTAATGAGCAGCCCTAGCTTTTCCGCCTGATAGCGTAGCCGATGCGTAAGGCTGTTCATATCTTCGGGCTTAACCTCCCTTGCGGTCTGCCAATGTGCAGTGGCCGCCGAGAACTTCAACGGTTCGGTGAAATCTTCAACAGCCACTAGACCTCCGGGTCTTTTTTGTATACATTTATTATATCATAAACCACCTTTCGTGGTCCAGCGGGCCTCTGTGGAAATTTTTAGCTCGCGGGCTAGGGCTGTTCTAGATCACGGCCGTCTGGTTCCAGCGGTATATTCGGGTTTGGATCACACTTTAGGCAGACGACTTTGATGTTCGGGTCGTCTGACCGGGCGGCTAGCTCGACTCCGCATAGATAGCAGAAGCGCTTGTACCAGGACATATGCTAATCCGACCAGCATAGTTCTTGATCTTCGGAACGGCGCTCGAGGTGATAGCCATCGCGGCAATAGATACATCGGTGGCGGCCTTCCTCGAATTGGAGCTTCCATGTTTTGGTATAGGCCTCCAGCCAGTTTGGGGCTACCGGATTAGCCCAGTTAACCTGGGTGCGCTTGGCCCGAACCCTGAGGGGGTCGTTTCGTACGGCGTCCCAGTCGATATCGGTGTAGCCGTTCGTACGACTCTTGAGGTTCGTCTTGAATACGCTCGTCTGGACGATGAGCAGGTAGTCGTGAACGGTCATCTTCCAGCTGCCTAGGATGCCGGAGAGGTCCAGGACGTCTGATATGTCGACGTTTGTATAGAACCCGTCTATGTACCAGCGAAAGACGATGCCGTAGCGCTCTACGGCTTTACGCATTGCGTCGAGGAGTTTTCGGCGCGTGACCGCTCTGCAGTACTTGCCTAGGCCTTCGTTGTGCCATTTCTCCGCGCTACGGTTATAGTCGCGGCGCTCGTAGCGAGAGACTTGAGCGAGCATCTTGCCGGGTAGGACCGTTTGGGTCACCTTGATGAGGTGAGCCGACGGGGTACCCGCCAAGTCGTGCCGGTATTGGTCAAGTCTACGAACGTATTCCTTCAGGCCTTCATGCTGTACTTCATCGCCGAGCAGCGCTGATGCAAAGGCGCTAACTAGGTCGTACTCGTAGATCGGTCCTGGAATGTAGCCGCAGGCCACGGAACCCATGCATTGCGTAGGGCTAGCAGGTAGGTGGGGTGTAGGGACGTCAGGGATGCCGGTGATCTTCATGTCGTGGAGGAGCTGGTTAGCGAGGGACGAGTTCCGGAACCAGTTGTTCTGGAACGCGCGGAGACCGACAGATGCGAGGTCGGTACGTGCACGGTTCATGATCTCGACCAGGTCGGTCGTTCCGTACTGCGCGTAGGTGCGCTCAGCTGCCTGCATAAAGAACGGCCGGACATCGAAGATACGGTTGCTGTTGTAGCGTAGTTCACCTCCCGAGATGTAATGATCGCTCTGCTTGGCGGGGTAGAGCCGTACCTTGCCCCAGGGGACGTGAAGCGGAACGCCGGCCGCGAAGAGCGCACGATCGCTCTCGTACGGGAGGTCGTTCGCTATCCCGTGGGCGACGGTATGCAGACCTCCGTAGGTAACCTGCCATGCGTTGGTGTCGTCAAAGTTCTCCAGCAATGGGATGAAGTCGCGCTGCCGGTGCTGGGACGCCTGCCAGTTGTCCCTGAGTTCTTGCTCGCGTGTGCGACCGCGGCGACGTTCTACAGCGCGTTGATTGTTCTGGAGGCGCTGTTCTTCTGGATCGGCGGTCGCTCTAGACGGTCTTGGTATCCATTCACTCGCCCGTTGCATCGAATCGTCCTCGTCGCTCATGAGGAGTATGACCGCCCTTGAATAGCTTGTACATGACGCGCATGTCAGGTCTCCTCATATGCGAAGTCCTCCGGGCGTTCTCGTTCGCGCGCTAGAGCGTGCCAGCGACGCTGAGCCTCCTCCCTCCTGACCCCTTGGGTGTCCCGTCGGTAATAAGCGTCCCAGAGAGCGGAGCGAGCCGCTGAAAAGTTCTCATACAACCGAAGACTCGGATCGGCGTTAGCCGCGCGCTCGAACTCGAGTTCGAAGTAGGGATCGTTATAGGCCTCTACGCTGCGCGCGCGCACGCGTTCCCGAACGATCGTACGCGATCGCCTGCGCACTTCGTCTCCGACGGGGCTGCCCGCGAGCCCCTCGTTCATAAGCTTTCGGAGTTCCTGTTGGGAGCGGTTGACGGTATGCCCGCGCTCGTCCGCCCGCCCGCCGTGGAGGCCTGCGTAGCGCCTGAGCAGGTATGCCCATTCGGCATCCGTTATGGGCTGATATGCCACTAGTGGTCGTCCTTCCTGAACTGGAACTGTATAATGTCGCCTCTGATGTGGACCGAGACCTTCATGCCGAGACGTCGGGCTCGTTGATAGACGTAGCAGCGAAAGCTGTGCGGGTCTCCGAAGAAGTCCTTACCGCGTTCTGCGTTCCAAACATCGCCGTCCGTAAGAGTCGACCAGTCATAAATCGGCGGTCTTCCTTGCTTCCGCCTCATTCACGCCAGATCTATGAGCGCTACTTGGAGTCCGCGGGAGCCGCTGAGCCAGAAACGGCTGACATAGTGGAGCTCGATCGTCTCGGCCATCACGAACGGCCCGAACGTCATGACTGTCTTGGGGGGCATGAGTGAGGTCATGGTAGTACGATCGCCCGTCAGGAGATGGATGTCGAAGCGAATTGTGCGATGGCCTCTCTTTAGAGTGTTCTTGACGTATACGATAGTGCTCAGCCTGGGGTCCCAGACTTCGTCGCCTTCTCTAGAAGCGGGCTTCATGATGTCGTTGATGTCGGTGGCGCTGTTGGGAGGTGGACTGTATGCCCTGAGGACTGTCATGGCCGTCCTTTCATATATCCATGGCAGAGAATGGCTCCGCAACCTAGGCCGCCGATGAATGAAATGCAGCACGCGAGCCAGATGCCGAAGTCCATGTTTATGCTGCCGGCCTTTCGATGAATGGTGTCATCGCTATCCGATGTGTTTTGGCATTGTAATAGACTCGTTTTTCAGTGAAGTCGGACTCTAGCCGTCCGGTGGCGCTGAAGTAGCGGGCGTCTGGGTCGATGTCTCCGCGCTCTTCGTCGGATGCATCCTCGAGCTTATGTCGACCGAGGCGGTACGACCAAAGAACGTCAGGCGCATCTCCAAAGACACTACTTCCCCGGGCTCGCCACTGGCTGCCATGACCTGTATGGTGGACAAGCAGAGTTTCGCTGAGATGTGCCTCGTCTGATAGGGCGTTGACGGCTTCAACAATTGCTCCTCCTCCGTCGCTGGAGTTCCGGTTTTCGTCGAGTCCGAATGATCGAAGCAGGGGGCCGAGCGGATCGAGGACGAGGATGGCGGCGTTGAGGTCACCAAGTTGAGCCGCGATGCGGGACCGGATCGCATCGTTGACAATATTGAACTGACGAGCTCGTCCACGAAGGTTGTGGATGTAGACATTCGGGAACCCTCCGAAAGGGCGTGCGTAGTATTGTTGGGTACGCTCATCTACCTCGAAGTTGCAGTGGACAATGGTTTGGTCACTGTCTATCGGAGTGACATGCGCGCTTAGGAATGGCTCGCCCGTCTTTAGGCAGCGAATGATGTTCTGGACAAGAGTACTCTTGCCAGTCTTACGGTAGGCCGCCAGGAGCGCAGTTCCTCCCGTAGGCCAGAGGCTATCGATGCGGTACTGGGGAGTTGTGTACTCGACGGCGAGGAATTGCTCGTATGACATCGGCGGGCCCAGACAGAAGTCCTCGTCGGCGGTCATCTCTGCCAGGCGTTCATTGCCGCGGCGTTGCCCTAGGGAGCGCTCGAGGTATTGCTGGGCGTGTTGGGATATGCGCCGCTGGTCGACTTGCAGTGGATTGTCACTCATAGTTCTTTGCTCCGCAGCGCGGCCACATGCATTTGCCTGAAACCGAGAATACGTGATCGTGACTCAAGGGCTGATAGGCAGCGTCCGTATAGCGTGTTGATGGGGGCTGCTTAGCCTTCCACTCGGCGGATTCCTTCTCGAATAGGGCTTCTTTGACGTATCGCTCGGCTTCGCCGCACTGGTCGAAGCCGGCCAGCTGCGCGATATTCGCTACCGGCAATGCGTCCTCGTAGGACCAGAACCCGGATCCCCAGTCCATCGAGCCGATGACCAGGTCGTAGAGCGCTTGGACGCCTTCGGTGACGTCCTCCTGCGTACCGTCATCCGCATGGAATACGAACTTGCCCCTCATTTGAGCGAGTCCAGCGAGTGTAGGATCGCGGTTGTAGCGTCTTCTCGGGCTTGAGTGGAAACTTGCTCTTCTGCGTCTGCAAGCGATCTGGTAAGGGTATTGAAGACCATTGCGCGACGAAGCTGCTTTGGGTCATTGATCTTCATGGGATGGTCCGCCTTGTGGTGGAGGCGTAGCCAAGCAGCTCGGCGCTCTACGGTTAGCGCGTCGTTGATTGTTAGGTCGGTCTCGGGGAACTTGTGAACGTAATCACATCTGCCGATCGGACACTTGACGGTCACGAACCCTCGAGGCTGCGCGAAATGTTCCCTCTTTGGCAGATAACCTGACATGGCGGTGCCTCCAGTGGCGGCGGTAGCGCTTGGCCCGACGAGTCTTGAACTTGCAGTCCGTCTCGAGGCAGTATAGGTAGGTACCTCCACGTTTGGCGTGCGTCAGGATGAACTCGTTGACGGAGGCTTGGGCATAGTCAGGCTTCATGATGTCTCCACTCCCGTTCCATTACACTCGTTACAGTCGTCGACTCTTGGAGCCGTCTCGTCGTATTCCTTCTTACCCGTGCCATCACATCCGGGGCAGGGGGGCTCGTAGAACCGGAACTCTACGATCCCTTTCTCGGGTGACCCGGTCTCGACGCAGAGTCCTTGGTGGCGTGCTCGCTGATGTAGGGCGGTCTGGAAGCTAGCGACGCTAACTGTAAAGTCGCTGCCTTGAACCGCACGCCAAACGGCGCCGTCGGTCCATTTCTCCCAGTTGTAGAACTTGCGTCGTCTAGGTCTGGCAGCTTCGAGGCGTTCAGCCATAAGATCTCCATAAGGACGAAAATGAGCATGACGGCGATAACGGCGATTATGGATGCGACTGCGATCGCGGCTGGCGTGTCTAGTTGGAACCGTCGGTGCTTAACCGGCTTGGGAAGCTCGGGCTGTACGGCTTGCAACTGCGCGCAGTAGTCGCAGAGGTGACTTGTTGGATCGGCTGGCGGTACCGCTAGCCCGCAGTTCTTGCAGACGTCGGCGTCGAGCTCTCGCTGGAGGCCAGCTGGGGTCGGTTCTGGCAGACTTGAGAGCGTACCGGTTCCTGTCAGGGCGGCTTGCTCGCCCGCATAGTTGTACGGCTTGCTGCCCACCCGGCCTATCACAGTCTGCCCGCCGGGTAGCTGTATGAGTATACAGCCGCACGGGTTCATGACGTAGCCGCCATTCCGGTTGGGATGCCCGCCGGTTACTAGTTGTCCACAGTTAGTACAGCGGGGTTCGCAGCCGGGACTGAAGGAGACGACTGTACTCTCGCCGCTCCCGCCTCCCCCGCCGCCGTATGCGTGTGAAGGAACTGCGCCATGTGAGGTGGGTACCGTCCATTGAGCGTGTGCGTGGTTCATAACTCGACTTCATGGTCTGCTGGAGTTGAGTCGGTCCAGTTGAGGTGCTGGATGGTAGCCGACTTCATCTCCATCTTGTCCGTAAAGACTGCGGCGGTCCAGCGTTGCATGTCATGTTCGGCCGCCTCGGCGTCGACATATATGTACTCGATGAGACGTAGTACTCGTACGGTCATTCGGACCTCCTTCAACACTTTTCTGTATACTTAATTATATCATGGGACATAGTGTGCCTTCAAGCTATCCCAAGAAAGTTTATAGTATTTTCTAGGGACTTCGATCGTTCTCCTATGGTATACTTAAGCTATACCGGGAGGTTCATTAGTGGAACGAGCGGGCTATTTCTTCGAAGACGACCCGCGCTTTGGCAAGGAAGAAGCCGATGAGCCCCTGGAGTATCCCGACGTCCTGCTCGGGCTGATTGCCAAGCCGTCAGGACCGCGCTGGTTCCGACAGTTGCTGTCTCAGCTTGATCGTGCGGCGCTTGCGTCCGACGATCCTCATGATCGACTTGTACTGACCAAGAATGACCCACTACTGTTCGCGCTGGTCTACTTGATCCACCACTTGTACTCACCAGAGACGAAAAACCGGATCTCGTTTGCGGAGTTTCACCTTGACATCATCGAATGTGCCAAGCAGTGGACCCAGCGACCGCGAGAGCCACGAGATGCTCGTGACTCATATGTCGCTCCTCGAGGCGTTGGAAAATCAACGTGGCTATTCACTATACTTCCTATCTGGGCCGCAGCTCACGGACACGTCAAATTCATCGCAGCGTTCTCGGACAGTGGTGATCAGTCCAAAAACCACTTGGCAACGATTCGAACTGAGTTTGATACGAACGATCTGCTCGCGCAAGATTTTCCCGAGCTTTGTACGGCAAAGATCCGCCGACCGGGCGGGCCGATGGGCAAGAAACTTGTTAGTCAGCGAGTCGACAAGATCGAGCAGGCCAATGGGTTCGTCATGCTTGCAAAGGGCTCTGGAGCAGCCGCTCGCGGAATGAAGGTCGGCAAGATGCGCCCCGACCTTATCATCCTCGACGACATCGAGCCCGGCGAGGAGAAGTATTCCGGCGCGGTCATGGAGTTCCGGCTTAGGTGGATGCTAGAGACAGTGTTCCACCTAAACGAGTACGCTCGGGTCATTATCGTAGGAACCGTGACCGCGCCGGGGTCCATCATGCACCAGTTGGTCGAATCCGTACTGCACCCGATGGAGGACACGCCGGGCTGGATCGCCTCCCAGAGGATTCACGTCCACTACTACGCGCCGATCCTGATCAACGACGACGGTACTGAGCGTTCATGCTGGCCGGGTAAGTGGTCGATTGCGTACTTGAAGTCCATCGAGCACACGAAAGAGTACAAGAAGGAGTTCGAGAACCAGCCGATCTCGCTCCGTGGTAATTACTGGACGATGGACGACTTCGTCTACATGGACCTCCCGACCGTGTTCGACGCACTTTGTCTGGACCCGGCAGTGACCTCGCACCGGGGTTCTCACGATACCGGTCTGGCGATCCTTGGGCTTCATCCTGGATCTGAGCAGCACGGGAGGTGTGTAGTTGTCAAGTACGCAACTCGGCTGCACCTGCCCCCGGCCGAGCTACGTCGGTCAGTACTGTGGTACCTAGAGCAGTGGCCCGAAGTCGGCGTCGTGTTTATCGAGACCAACCAGGGACGCGACCTGTGGATCGAAGTCATGCACGACCTTCCGGTGAGGGTCATCCAGACCTGGAGTTCGCCTCCGAAGCCGGTACGCCTATCGCGCTTGCTGAATTCGTACCAGCGCGGCTGGGTCGTGCATCAGAAGCCGTTGCCCCGTCTCGAACAAGAACAATGCGCGTACGAAGGCGTGGGTCCGCAGTCAGAAGAGCCGGACATCATTGACGGCGTCGAGATTGGGGCACGGCAGTTCATCAAGGGCCCGCTGCCGCGGCCTACTGGCGGTACGTTCAGTTACGCGCGTCGAAGCCCGCTTCCGCATGAGGAGGCGTTCGATTGAGAACGTGCCCCTACTTTGGATCAGCCTCCGCCAGAAGGAAGCCGGGTCTGCCGGTCTACTCTGGCAATGGAGTATCCGTTCGAATCGGACAGGGGCTCCCTCAATGAGCACGGAGATGCCGCGCGTGGAACGCGTTGGAGAGGGCCGGGAAGGCTTTATCTTCATTCACATCTGTACTGGCGGCCAAACTAGGACTACGCAATTGCCCCGCGGGCCGTCGGGTTGGGAGTGGACCGCTGATGGCGGTATTACACCGTCTATACAGTGTATGTCTTGTAACACTCACGGATTTTGGGTCGGTGGAGACACCCCATATTGGAGGCCGTGCTAATGAGTTATCCGTCGCCGTCGCTTAACATGCAGGACACCCCCGTGTCGCCAGTACCGGCGACAACGGTGCCGCCGCCGCCGACTGCGGATCCGGCGGCTGTAGAAACCCGACCGAATCCGTCTCCGGCGAAGAGCGCTATGGCAGGCCAGTTGTCAATGGGCCAGCCTATGACGTTCAGCGGCGCTCCTCCGGCGACGACCGAGCAGGGGACGTTTGAGTAATGGCTCTTGGCGACGCGATAGGGATGACTGGCGTTCAAAACGCCACTGCGCAGTTCCTCGGGATGAGCATCCCGCGTCCCGCGCCAGAACCGTACGACGAGCCAGGTGCGGACCTCCTGAACGCCTTGACGGCGCTGGAAGGCGCCCAGATGGGGTACGCGAAGGCAGCCGCATACTATAAGGGACAGCAGCCGGAGTTCTTCGCCTCTTTGCGCCTACGGATCGCGATGGGTGCGACTGGTGTGATCTTCAACTTTAACTTCGCGAAGCTGCCTGTTGACGCCGTCGCGGAGCGCGTGGAGATTTCCGGTGTCTCCTGTGCGGACTCAGCTGCGTTGGACGTCGTTAACGAGACGTGGTTGGACAACAAGCTGGACGTTTATGCGCCGAGTATCATGCATAGCGCGTGCAAGTTCGGCGATTCGTACGCACTTGTCTGGCCGAAGGAGAACGATGAGGCGACCGCCGAGGGCAATCCGGCGGTAGACGTCTTCTACCAGTCGCCGCGCATCATGCGGGTGTTCTACGACGACGAGAACGAGCTGGAGAAGCGGTACGCAATCAAGCGGTGGAAGGACTCGTACACCGGGTACTTGTTCGTGAACTTGTACTACAAGGACCGCATTGAGAAGTACATGCAGGCTCCCCAGTCGGATCAGCACCCGAAGCCGCAGTGGGAGAGGCGCCTTGACTCGCCGGACGAGGAATGGCCACTGCCGAACCCGTTCGACGAAGTCCCGATCTTCCATTTCCGTAACGGATTCCCGTATGGTGATCCCGAGCACCTAGATGCATATGGGCCGCAGGATGCGATCCATAAGCTCGTGATCAGCCATATGGCGTCCGTTGACTACAACGCCTTCCCGCAGAGATACGCCATTCTGCAGGAAGGGTACGACACGAGTGAGGCGGCGTTTGGCGACGAGGGTGACTATGCCTTCGCGATCAACACTAGCGCGACGCTGGACACGGGCGTTGATCCCAAGTCGCAGTTGACCGCCGATCCCGCGTCGGTGTGGTTCATGAAGGGTGTTGCGAGCTATGGCCAGTTCCCGCCCGGGGATGCGGCCGCGTTTCTCAACCCGTTCATGAGCTACGTGCACGCGATGGCCGTGGTGACGAATACTCCTATGCACTTCATGGACCCAATCGTTTCGAACGTCTCAGGCGAGAGCCTGAGGGTGATTGAAGCACCGTTCGCGAAGAAGGTCCGCAAGCGCCAGCTCATGTTTGGAACCGAGTGGCGTGACCTGTTTAGGTTTGTGTTGAAGGTCCGCGGCCTTCCGATGGCAGAGGTAGTGAGGGTTAACTGGGTACCGGCGTCGACAGTGAACGACCTGTCGACGTTGCAGGCGCAAGTGATCAAGATGCAATTGGGTGTCGCTCCGTGGCAGCTCCTGCTGGAGCAGGGATACACGCCAGAACAGATGGAGAGCTGGGGCGTCGAGCAAGTCGCTACAGCTCCGAACTATCTGGACACTGCCGACGAAGCGGACCAAGCAACGACCGAGGAGATCTGAGATGGATCTGCTCAAGAGTGGAAGGCGCGAGGCCATGGGTTTTGCTGGAGACGACGTCGCTTGTGCGATGAATAGGCGCGCCGAGTGGGGCGAGCCTCTCGGATACTTCCGCGATCGGCCGTTCTTCCTGGTTCGTGGCGCAGAAGATAGCGGCGCTACCGACGATCCGGGTAACGGGGCGGAGGACGAGGGAGGCGACGGCGGCGATGTGGACCCAGATACTGGAACTGGTGTCAGCGACGACGCCGGTGACGGTAGCGGACGCGGCACGGATGATTCGGCGCCGCCGAAGGGCAAGGCAAAGCCGTCTGGCGACCCTAAGCCCACCGGAGACGACCCGACCGCCGGGCTCAAGCGAGCCCTAGACTCGGAGCGTGCGCTCCGGAAGCAGCGAGACACCGAGCTTCGCGAGCTGAAGAAGAAGCACGCGTCGGCGGAGGAGCTGGCGTTGCTCCAGGCTAGGGAAGCTGGAGCGTCGGAGGCGACGGCGAGTATTACTCCGAAGCTGATGAAGCGCACAGCAGCTGCCGAGCTACGTGCGGCGGGAGCTTCGGGCAACACGGCGAAGTTGGCTGGTCTTCTGGACCTGAGTAAGGTCGAGATGACCGATGACGGCGAGCTCGTCGGGCTGGACGACCAGATTGAGGAACTGAAGGAGGAGTTCCCGAACCTCTTCAGTATGGCGAACGGGAAGGCTCCCGCAAGGCCGCCTGCGGGTAAGGGGAATGCCGGTTCAGGGGGTACTCAGGGCCGGACGAAGGATCACGACGGTACGCGTCAAAATCAGGGGCGTACTGAGTTGAAGAACGGCGAGCGCGGTTTCGGATTTGCGGACAAGCTCGCCGACAGCGTTCTGAATCCACGGTAGCGGCCGGCTGCATCATGCGACGGCCATGAGTTAAGGTGGTGAACGGACTTGGCTGAGTCCGTTTTCAGCAACTGGATCCCGGTCGAATATGGGACTCAGGTCATCCAGAAGGTCACGCAGACCTCCGCGGCCGAGAATTACGGCCAGGAGTTCATGATGACCTCGAGCTCGAGGTACGTCGCTCGCGATGCCGGTGTCACTGCCGCGCTCGTTCCCAAGGGCGGCACCTATAACGAAGACGCCACCGGCGGTTCTTCGGTCCTCCTGACTGCGGGCAAGTGGGGCGCGCAGGTCAGGATCGCAGAAGAGGACATTATGGACTCTCTCGCGGACATCATCAACTCGAAGGCGAACGCTCTCGGGACGGCGATGGCCAAGATCACCGACAACATGGCCTTCGGGAACGCCAGCCCGCCGGGCGTGGTGAACGCGCAGACCACGTCGGTCTACTACGGCCTCACGCAGTCGGACGCGAACACTGGCTACGTCGGCAACGCGAACCTGTTCGCGACTCCGAACGCGTCCGGCGGGTCGTTGGGCACGCTGAGCGGCTCCGCGCCGTACGACCCCTTCGGGTATGACCTGCTCTCGAACGCTCTGGGACAGGTCGAGCAGGGCGACTACTTCAACGAGGAGGACATGATCGTCATCGCCCACCCGTTCTGGAGGAAGCAGCTCCGGTCGATCAAGGACGGCCAGGGACGGCCGATTTTCGACGAGGGCTCGACCGGCGGGTTCCCTGGAGGTGGCCAGGGTCCGACCCCGGACCGCATCTTCGGCCTGCCGGTCTTCTGGAGCCTCGGCGCCGTCGTGACCGGTGGGGCACTGGGAGGCAACACCGGTCCGGTGTCCAGTCCTCCGGCATATGTCGGTACGACCGCTTCCGGCAGCGCGCCGGTAGGTACTCCCGGGAACCGGTTGATGATCTTCACCAACCGGCTGTACATGTTGCTCGGGAAGAGGACCACCAACCCGAACAACCCCTCAGGTACGCCTGAGTTCCAGATCGTGCCTCCGATGTACTCCGGTACCGACGACACGATTCTCCGCGGCCGGATTCGGCGCGCCTTTGCGATGGGCGTCGAGCAGGCCTTCTCATGCATTGAGAGTGTGAGCTGATGTCAGGAGTTGTTACCGCAGGACTACGCACTCCGAACGGGGTCGCGTTCAGCCTCGCGAGCGGTGTAGTTACATCACAGGCGTTCGAACCGCCTGAGGGTGCCGCGGCGATGGCGCTCTGGCTGACGCCGGCGGGCACGCTGGGCGTGAACCCTACGGTCGAGATCCAGTGGTCCAACAACGGGACCACGTTCTTCAGCTCCGACCCGAAGGACACGTTTGCCGCGCAGGTCAGCGGGCAGCCGTCCGTCAAGTATGTGACCGTCAAGGCCCCGTTCTACCGGGTCGTGACGACGGGCACAACTACGGGAGGTACCCTGCTCGTCCAGGACCACCCCCTGTCGTACTCGGTCGCGAGCGCGTCGGGCTGGGAAGGGGGCGCCTCCAGCCTGCCGGCCGCTTCGGTCAACTGGATCGGATCGACCGCTTTGGCCGCGACCGTGACGCAGGCAACGCCGGCGACGTACTCGGCGATCACTGCGGTGCCGACTGTCACCGCGGCCGGGCTGCTCAGCGCGGTACCAGGGTCCGGCGTACTGGCTAGCCGGATCAGCATCCTGCTCAAGGTGTCGGCCGCAGTGTCGACGTCGGGGGTCTTCGCGATCTACTGGTCGCTGTCGGGCCTGCCGTACAACGCGAGTACGAACCCGCTTCCGCTGACGCTGGCGTCGGCATCGGCTGCAGGGATCGACGACCAGTGGGCCGCGGCTGGAGCTACATTCACCTCGTTCAAGGAGGTCCCGGTCCTGGCGCCGTACTTTGCGATCGGTGTCGCGAGCGGCACCTTCACCTCTGCAACGTTCACCTGTGACGTTGCGGCGACGGCAATCTAGAAGGAGGACTACATGTCCAGTGTCAACAAGGCCGATGCGATCGCTGCGGCCGGAACTGGCGTTCCACACGTCGCGCAGGGTCTCGCGTCACTCGATCCCGGAGCTAGTGGCTTTGGTAGCGCGGGCGACTTCCCGCAGGACACCCAGGCACACTTCAACGGCGTCGGCTCGACCATGGCGCATGACGACGCCCTCGGGCCCGACTACGACGGCGACTAGTGGCCGGCCAGAGCGTTCAGGGACCGGGCTGGGACAAGATCAACGGTTCTGCAGTTGACTCGACCGAGCAGCGTCCTCAGCCGTCGGCGGAGAAGGTCCAGCTCTGCGTGGACATGACGGCCGGCCGTGCCGTGAACTTCTTCGGAACGCCGCAGTCAGCCAACCAGGGCGATGTCTACGGCCTGGACTACGCGTACCGTGAGGCAAGCGCCGGCACTGCAGACGCCTACTAGGAGGTGAACTATGCCAGCAAGGAAGTCGGCGGCGTCCGATGAGGTCAAGGAGTGGGCTGAGAACGAGGCCGCGATGGACGAGGCCGAGGGCAGCGTCGACGCGGGACTCGTTCCGGTTGGGACTGCGTACCCGGAGGACTTCGGGCACCAGCGTCTCCAGAGCGTGACCTCGGCGTCACGAGCGAACGACGGCGGAGCCGCGGTCGACTATGAGACCGCGGCCCGCGATGTCGATATCTTCGAGCGGGACGGCGTGCAGAAGCACAACGACAAGAAGGTCTTTGTCAAGACCTTCCGGATCGGGATCCCGGCGGGAGCCGGTCTGACGCCTGAGCAGCATGAATCGAACATGCGGCAGGTCGTCGAGGACGCGCTCAAGGCCGGTGAGCGGGTAGCCGCTCCGGTCAAGCTGCACAGCGTGGCGGACGACGAGTTCAACCGCAACGTCCTCATGGTGTACGTCGTCGAGCTGGACTAGGAGATGCCATGGCGGGCGTCCTTGTCCAGCAGTACGACAACGGCATTACGATGCCTGAGTGGGACGCACGCCAACGAGACCGGCCTGAGCAGAGCGGTATACAGATGCTCGACGGCAAGAGGGTCTGGGTCAAGACCTTCAGGATCGAGCTCCCGAGGACCGAGAAGCTGTCGTCGGAGGGGCAAGCAGGCAATATGCGGCAGACGGTTGAGGACGCCGTGCGGGCAGGCGAGCTAGAGTGCTCGCCTGCCCGGCTTCTATGCGTCCGAAACGCCCGGCTTCCTGGTTATATGCTCATGACCTACGTCGTCGACCTGGTCTGAGCGTCCGATACGAGAAGGAGCACGATGGGTGCAATGGAACACGGCGCCGGTCAGGACAGGCTGGTGATCAACGCCGGTGTCTTTCTGAACGAGGTCGGCAAGCACAGCACGAGGCTCACGGTCGAGAAGTGGGACATCGACCAGGTCAACTGGGTACGGAAGCTCGCACGCGATGCGGTGCCTCTGGCGTGGGAGCCGGACGCCGAGACCTTCGATCGGCTGAACGTCCTACCGTTCGATACGTACGTCAAGGAGGACTGCAACCTCATCACCGATGCGGGTTGGGTCAACCTGATGAACGGCATCGCCGGTACGACGCCGACGAAGTTCGTCAATGGCGTAACCGGTCGCATCGGTCTTGGTACGTCGGCGACCGCAGTTACCTATACCGACACAGCGCTGAATGCGATCGGCGCGCTAACGACCGCGAACTGGGAACTTATCAACGCGGTGCCGGTGATCGGCTCGACACACGCGACAGGGTTCAGCATCGCGGCGACCTTCCCCCTGAACGCCGCCAACGGGGTCGCGATCGCGGAGTTCGCTGCAGACTTCGGTACTGCTGCAACGCTATCGGCAGCGGCTGTGGGTGGGATGTTCTCGCACGGCAACGCAGCTCCAGGGACCAAGACGGCTTCGCAGGTCTGGAACACTATTATTACGTACACCTGGCTGTAAACTATGGGCGAGCATCTCTATGAGGTCGGTTTCCAGAAGGTTACGGCGGCTACCGCCGGTGTTGCCATCTGTGAGATCGCCCCTGCAGGACTGGCCGCAGGTAAGCGTCCAGCCGAAATTCGCGAAATCGGCATCTTTAACTACTCGGGAGTGTTTAACGAAGTCGGAATCGGCCGGCCCGCCGCGATCGGTACCGGTACGCTCACGACAGTGACCGTTCAGGCTACGGACTCGATGGACGTGATCGCCGGCAACACGACCGTCAATACCGCCTGGGGCACCGCTAGTCCGACGGTGCCAGGAGCGTTTATGAGGCGGTTTCCGCTGCAGGCGGTGGCCGGCGCGGGGGAGATCTTCGTCTGGAACCCGGGCGAGTTCGTGCTATGGTCTGGAGCGGCCATTAACACTGTTGTCATCTGGCAGTTCGTTGCGTCCATTGTGACGTACGACCTTTATGTCAAGGTCGCCGAATAGTCGCCTAACCGCGGGGCGGTTACATGCCTAGCCAGACTTTTACCGCGAGCGGTAGTTGGACGGCACCGGCAAACCTGCTACCAGGATCAGTACAGGTCGTCGCCTGGGGACCGTCTGGCAACGCTGTTAATGGCGGAGCGTCATTCGGCGGCGGCGGTGGGGGCGGCGGCGGTCTTGGAGCGGAGCTAGCTCTCGGCGGGATAACGCCGGGCATTACGGTTCTTACGGTCACGATCGGGGCTGCTGGCAGCGGCACCGCGACTACGGTTACGGGCGGCGCTGTTACCGTTACGGGTAATCATGGCGGCAACGCCTCGACCACCACGGGCGGGGCGGCTGGCGCTGTCAGCAGTAATTCCACCACGTTCCCGGGTGGTGCCGGCGGGGGTGCGGGAAGCGGTACGGGAGGTGCCGGGGGCGGCGGCGGGTCTGCGGGGCTGACTGGCGCGGGCGGAACTGGGGGCGCGGGTAGCGGTACGACTGGCGGGGCTGGAGGGCTCGCTGGAACAGGCCCGGCCGGTCTTACCGGGGCCGTTGGAGGTAAGGGCGGCAACGTCACGGGGGGCGGCGCGGTTGCAGGGACCGCGCCGGGAGCCGCTGGGGGTGGAGGTGCTGGAGGCGGCCAGGCGGACGCAGTCGGCGCCGCGGGTCAGGTAGTTATCACCTGGTCCATTATGGCCACGCCTCTTGTTCTGCAGACCCGGCGCACTCCTCCGTCACCGCCGCCGACGCTTCCGTACGCCCGTAGCCGTATCGTTGCTGGGCCTGCCGTCTCAACCGTCCCTGTAGGGTTTGTCGATTCCGGTACCGGTACGGACACGCTCGGCATCGCAGCGGGGGTTGCCCTTGCCGATAGCGGCGCGGGTACTGACGCTCTAGGCGTCAAGAGCACTGTCGCGCTGGCTGAGACTGGCGCGAGCGCCGATGCGCTCGGGGTTGCTAGTACGGTAGCTCTGGCGGATAGCGGTACGGGTACTGATGCGCTCGGGATCAGTAGCACCGTAGCGCTTACGGATAGCGGTACTGGTACAGACACCTTCACGGCGACTATCCCTGTCGCGCTAGCTGAGACCGGCCAGGGTACGGATGCGCTAGTTGTCAACATACCAGTCGCGCTAACCGATAGCGGTACTGGGACGGATTCTCTAGGCGTTGCAGTCCCGGTTGCGTTGACCATTACCGGTACTGGTACTGACACGCTAGGCGTTGCGGCAGCGGTCTCATTCACGGATACAGGTACTGGCACCGACACGTTGGGCGTGGCCGGTGGAGTAGCGCTAACCGAGAGTGGTACCGGTACTGATACGCTAGGTGTTTCAGCTACCGTCGCTCTTACAGAGACTGGTACCGGTACAGATGCGCTGGCCATTTCGATACCTGTTGCGCTCTCAGACTCGGGAACGGGCACAGACTCGCTAGTCGTATCGATCCCGGTTGCACTGACTGAGACTGGTACCGGTACGGATACGCTTGGGGTCGCGCTACTCATAGCGCTGGCCGAGAGCGGCTCAGGCGTTGATACTCTTAGCGTCACGGCAACAGTTCCTGTAGCGGAGACTGGCACCGGCACTGATACGCTGGGCGTGACCGCGACCGTCTCGTTCATAGAGGCTGGTACTGGTATTGATACGCTGGTCGTATCGATACCGGTTGGGCTGTCCGAGACCGGTACAGGTACGGATACGCTGGGCGTCGCACTAGCTATTCCGTTTACGGAGAGCAGCACTGGCACTGCTACGCTCGGGGTAACTAGTGCGGTTGCGCTAACAGATGGCGGCACGGGTACCGATACTCTAGGGGTTACCAGCCTTGTCGCGCTAGCCGATACCGGTACGGGTACGGACGCTCTAAGTGTTTCGGCCACGGTCTCCCTATTCGAGACTGGAACCGGCGTAGACACTCTTGGCGTTTCGGCTCTGATCGCCCTAGGCGAAGCGGGCGCGGGCGTTGATGCTCTAGGGACGACAGCGACTGTTGCGCTAACGGAGACCGGTACTGGCGCCGACGCGCTCAGCCTCGGCGGGACTCCTATAGGACTAACGGACAGCGGCACAGGGACAGATACACTTAGCGTTACGGCTACAGTCGTACTGGCCGATGTCGGTACGGGTACCGATGCGCTAGGCATTACGGCGCAGGTCGCGCTGAGCGATACCGGAACTGGAACTGATAGCCTCGGAGTTGCTATCCCGGTATCGTTCTCTGAGACCGGCATAGGTGTTGATACCCTGGCGGTATCGGCCGCCACAGGCATAGCACTTGTCGAGGTGGGCGTAGGTACGGATACGCTCAGCGTTACTGCCACGATCGCGCTAGCTGAAACGGGCACAGGCACTGCCGTACTAGCTATTACGTCGCAGGTTGCTTTCGCCGATAGCGGGGCAGCGGTTGATGCGCTGACGATCGTCATACCCGTCGCGTTGCTGGAGACTGGCACGGGTACCGATACGTTGGCCGTTACACCAGTTACGGCGGTTGCGTTCCTCGAGACCGGTGTTGGCGCAGACACGCTTACCGTTAGTTCTAGCGTACCGGTTATCTCAATATCGAACCTGGACGCCGTGCCGGTAGTCCTAGGAAGGGTAGATGCGGTGCCTGTAACTGTCGGTGACTTGGACGTCTCGGTACGTGTGCTCAATCGCCTAGACACCTCAAGCGAGGTCGTGTCCCGGCTTGATAGCCGTCCAACTGTCGTTCAGCGGGTGGACGCGGAACCGGAGGTCATTAACCGTCTAGATATGGAATGGCAGGTGTTCAAGTCGTGACAACCAACTATACGATCGCACTAAATCAGAACAATGACGAGGTCGTACAGCTGACCATTACAGAGGCTGACCCGGGAGACTCGGGGACGCTATTCAACCTGACCGGATTGGAGGTCGAGTTCTTCATCAAAACGAGCAAGAATACACCAGACTCCGATCCGGCTACAGTGAAACTGACTACAGTCGGGGGCCAGGTAGTACTCACCAATCCAACGAAGGGCATCGCGACCGTTACCATAGCGGCGGCCAATATCGCGACGGCCGGAGCTCTGTGGTGGAGATGCGACGTGGTTAACATGGGAGATGCAGCCCCAAGAAAGACTGCCGGCTGTGGCAATCTTAACATCCAACCCGTATAAGGAGGTGCTATGATAACATGGGGCAAGTACTACTGGCCGATAGCTCTGATAGTCGTATCGGTCGCCATGTTTGGGATTCCCGAACTGATCGCGTTGTTCACCAATCAGGCGAACACGCTATCGCAGTACTCCTGGGATGAGCTGCATGTCAGCGGGATCGCAGTTCATAACGTAGCCTGGCTCGTGAGCCTTATCGTCTGGCTAGTGTTCGTAGTCGTCATAACCCTGCATATTTGGTGGAGGAGCTGGTAGATGTCTGAGCTACCCGTGGAGACCACGTGGGCTCCAAACGGAACGATGACCTGGGCGACGGCACAGGACGTCCTGAACATTACAGGCCAGCAGGTCAGCGACCAGCAGGTCATCTACGCAGGGTTCACGATCGACATGTTCACCGGCCGGCCGTACTCGTTCACCGGGCCAGACGGTCAGGAGTACAACTGGTACGAGAACACGGGCGACATTGATGCGTACTACCTGAAGCTGGCGGTAGTGTTCCAGACTGTCTGGATTCAGGCTCAGCCGGACATGATGTCGCGCCTCGACTTGGCGAACGTGCCAGCCAAGGGGCGTCCGCTGACGCTGAATGTTGGCGCGCTGCTCCTAGGCCCACTAGCCAAGAAGGCCTTGTCAAGGGTCAGCTGGCTGCGTAGCCGTGCCCTGCATGTCAGGTCGCCGTTCGAGGACCTGTACACCGCGAACTCGGTCAACTTCGGCGAGTTCGTATTCCCCTGGAGCCCAATCGGAGGCTACGGAGGGTTCCCTTCCGGGGTGGACTACTGATGGACCCTGCGCTGGTCGGCGCGATAGTCGCCGTGATCGTAGCTATCTTCGCGTCTATAACCGCGCCGATAGTACTGCAGATGCGCTTGGAGAAGCAGCATCGCGAGGATCGGGCAGATGACTGGGAGCGGCGTACAAAGGACCGAGAGGCTGACTGGGCACATCAAGATGCGATTGCGGCAAAGGCGGCGAAGGAGCTGAAGACCTCTAACGGACGCATAGCAGAGGCCGTAGAGGTCACTAATGGCAAGCTCGACGTCGTACATACTCTTGTAAACTCCAACATGACTACAGCTATGCAGGCCGAGTATGACGCGGTAACGCGCGAGCTGGCCATGATGCGTGAGGTCATGGAGTTGAAGCAGGCCGCCGGAGGAGCGCCGTCACCCGAGGCACTGGCGGCCATCAAGGCTACAGAACAGCAACTAAAGGAGCTAGCCGAAGCTCTAGGAGATCGGGCAAAGCCTGCCGAAAAGCTCCCAGACTCGGAAGCGGGAAATGAGGAGCCGTGAGGACTAGGACAGTAACCGATAGGATGGTGCTAGGCTATCTGGCCTTCTCAGCCCTAGCGATAACCGCGCTGATCATTATCGTGTCAATCCTAGCCGGTCGGACTAGCAGTGTATCGGCGTCGAACACGCGCTTGATCGCCGGTCAGCAGGCTAGTAATATCGCACAGTGTCGGCAGGGCAACGTGGTCCGGCAGCAGGACATAGCTATCTGGAACCAGTTTCTAGCCGACCTCGCGCCCCCGGGAGTACCCCTGCCTCCAAAGGAACGCGCTGAGTTGGTGCAGATCAACCGCCTGATCAGGATCAAGGATACTCCACGCAATTGTTCGGCGGCCTTTGCGGGCGTATAAGTGAGGAAGTAAATTCGAATGGAGTACGAGCGAGATTCATCGTTCACCTGGGATATACTAAAGATATAGAACTCGAGAGGTGGTTAGCACGTATACACCAGCGAACACGACGGTAACGATCCTCCGGGGTACGAGCTTCGACCCCGAGGGTGACGTTGAGGACGTTACTGCGCAGATCGCGACGGGTGTGCTGTGCCAGATCAACGCCGCGAGGAATGGGACGTACGGAGTCCGGGTTTTCGAGCCGGGGACGACGGAGCCTAGTACGATCAGGACCTTTGAAGGGGTCATGCCCTCAGGGACGGGTGTTGAGAACACTGACCGCTTGGTAGACGAGAAGTCAGGCAACGTCTTTGAAGTCATTGCCGTTATCGACCCTTTGTACGAGTACCTGCAGCCCGATCTGCAGCTGGTGTTGAAGAGAGTTACTGCAACAACTCAAGTGTTATGCCGTAGAGGCAAGGACACACGGCTTATCCGTAAAGGAAGTACCGTGGCCCGCGTAGTCATATCAGCGAAAGCGATCGTTGGTATTGAGGTTGCTACGCACGAGTTCCTTGACCACGTCATAGGCCCGCTGGTTACTGCGGACGCTATCCGGTACGCGCCCGAGCGCACAGGTGTCCTAAAGTCTTCGATTCGTTACTGGGTTGTTGGGCAGACGTTGTACGTGGGAGCCTTTGCGCCATACGCGGCAGACGTCGAACTAGGACACCGTGTGTATCACCGGTTCAAGCACCAGTTGGGCCCTGAAGTTGTCCCTGAAGAGCCGTATCTGCGTCCGGCGCTGTACAAGTACCGTACGCCGGCAGATCTAGACCCGCCCGCGACCTTCCCAGTTGCGGTAGAGCATCCGGTACTGCCCTTCACGTTCGAGTCGCTTAGAGCGTACTTTGCGAACCCGAAGGGGCAGATTCACAGCATCTCGACCCGCACGCCGCTAAGGATGCCGCTGTGACTGGCCCGCTCCAGCACCCGACGTCCGCACTGGTAGCTGCGTCATGGATCTCGGAAATGATCAACTTCCCGCGCAGTGGTATTAGTACACAGTTGCCTCAGGATTCGCTGACCTGGCCGGCGTTTCAAGACCTGTACGGCTCGAGCCAGGAGATCCGCCAGTTCATTACGGTTAGGGTTGTCGGCGGTACTCCTCAGCTAGACGTCCCTGTAGCCAAGCCAGTCGTTGACGTTGCGTGCTTTGCGACCAAGCCGACGTCAAATAAACCCCCATGGTTTGCCGCGGCGCAGACCATGGAGCTGATCCGTCTTGCTACTTACAATCGCACGCTAGGCCAATTCGGCCGGGCGTTGACGATCGGGGCGGGCAACGTAAATTATAACAGCGCGCGGGTCAACCAGGCCTGCATGTACACAGAGCCCCGACAGCTTTTCGGGGACGCTCGAAACTACGCGATCTACTCGGCGGACCTTCGCTTGACCTGGGTGGAGATTGGATACGTGTTGCAATGAAGAAGGTCAAGGTCACGCTCTTCCAGGAACCGATCTCGGTCCCGGATGATGAAGTTCCTGTTCTACAGGGCCAGGGGCTGCTCGAGCAGGTGTACGACGAGGAGGTTGTGGATGCCCCCAAGGCGGCGGGCAGCGGCCGGCGGCCGAAAGCGCAAGATTCGGGTCAATCCGAAGAACAAGGGCGCGTTCACGCGCCAGGCGAAGGCGGCGAGGATGGGCGTGCAAGCTTACGCCCGGAGGGTCCTGGCCGCGCCGAAGGGGCGTTACAGCCCGAAGACAAGGCAGCGCGCAGCGTTCGCCAAAGGCATAGGCGGCGCGTCGCGTCGTCGAGCACGAGGGAGGTGAAACATGGCACGAGTTATTCTCGCACCGCAGATCCTACAGGCCAACGGGCAGTTCACGTTGACAGGCGCTGCCGGTGTGGCTCCGGGAGGTTCGGGCGCCGGCAACGGTGTGCAGTTCACGAACTTCCCCGGACAGACGTTCCTGTTGGTTATCAACGGTGCGACACTGGCGTCGGGTCAGATCACGGTAGCGGTCGGCGCTACGATTCTCGGTGAGGCGTTCGCTGCCTACAACATCGGAGTCAGTACCGGGATCCCGGTCAGCACTCAGTGGCTGCTAGGCCCGTTCCCGTCAGCGTTCGACCAGCCGGCAACCAACCAGATCGGGGTCGACTTCGCGACGAGCGTCGCGGCCCTGACCTGTATCGCCCTGCAGCTTGCAGGCATAACCTAGAGGAGGTGAACTATGGCTCGAGTTTCACTAGTACCGACGATCATCCAGGCGCAGAGCGCCTCAGTTCTGACGCCGGCGAACCTGACCACGCTAGCGTCGGCTGGGACGGCTCCAGGAGTCGGAGCCGGCAACGGAGTTCAGTTCACGAACTTCCCCGGGCAGACGGTCCTACTGGTCAGCGTGGGTGCGACACCTTCGACAGCGACGATCGTTATCGGCCCGACCTTGTACGGACAGGCAGCGACCGGGATCGCCGTTCCGCTGGTGATCAGCGTGCTCAACATGTTGGGGCCGTTCTACTCTGCAGCCGAGCTCGTTCTGATCGGGACGAGCGGGGTCACGGCGGTCGACTTCAGCTCTGCAACCGCGGTGCTCTGTGCCGCGATCCAGCTCGCAGGCGTTTCCTAAAGGAGGTGAATAATGGCCGTTAACCCGAACAACATCTGTCAGGGCCCAGCAGTTATCTACTGGAACACGTTCGGAGCTACCGAACCTCCTGACACGAACGCAGCGATCACACAGCCGCCGAACATCACGGGGTCACCGAACTATACGGACCTTGGGGGTACGACCGGCGGTGTGGCCTTCATGGTCAGTCACACCTACGGACAGATCAAGGTCGACCAGTTGGTTGACCCGGTCAGCGCGCGGCTGACCGGCAGGGTGATTCAGGTAACGTTTGGCCTCCTCGAGGCGACGTTGCAGAACCTGTACCTGGCGATGAACCAGGCAGCCAACCAGAACATCCTGACCGGTGTTTCAACACTGGACCCGATCACGACAACTTCGGCCACGCAGCCGACGTTCATCAGCCTCGTTCTCGACGGGTGGGCGCCGACGCTGGCAACCGGGATCGCCGCCAGGCGGCGGATCATCGTCAGGAAGGTACTGAGCGACGTCAAGGCGACCGCGAAGTATGACATGACGAACCAGGTGACCTGGGAGTGCACCTTTACGGCGTACTACGTCTCAGGCACCATCGCCCCGTTTCATATTCAGGACCAGACTTCATAAGGAGGCGCTATCGTGGCGGACACGGATATTCACGGCGTCGCTTCAGACGAGGACAGTCTCGACGTTCTCAGGTTCTCGTCTGAGGCGAAGGCCGACAAGAAGGCAGACCAGCGCGTGCCACTGTTCTACATGGACGACGAGGTCTACACCGTACCGCGGTTCCCCCACCCGGCAGTGGGACTGCGCTATCTCAAGATCCTGCACGAAGAGGGGGATGGTGAGGCGCAGTACTACTTGCTCACCGAGATGCTGGGCGAGGACGGCTACGAGGCCCTAATGGACTTCAGTGAGAAGGGCCGGATTACGCCCGACCAGTTCGACGCGGTCATGGCAAAGGCGCTCCGGATCGTCGGACGCCAAGACGAGCCGAGCCCAAAAGCCCGCCGGAATGGGCGACCCGTTCGCAGGAGATGATGTGGGTGTGGCTGCTACTGGATGACGTCTGTAGTGATATGAGTGTGTATCATCGTGTCAACGACATCCTGAAGCTGCCTGGGGTGGTCTTCTGGCGCTTGGCTGACCGCCTTCCGGCTTACAACGGCGCCGTAACTCGGGGCATGGAACGTCTGAGCAAGGAGCTTGAGACCGTCACTCAGGCAGACGCTCGCGAGCTCTTGTACGACTACGTGGCGGAAGAGCTCGTACCGGACGAGGAGCCGGAGGTCGAGACTGAAACTGTCCTGACGGCGGAGCAGCTAGTAGCGCTAGGACCGGCTGCTCCCGCGCTGGGTCAGGATGTGCCGATATTTGAGGTTGTGAAGTGTACTTGACAAGGAGGTGACTATCTTCGGTGGCTGGCGGTTTTAAGATAGCAGATGCGTACGTCGATGTCGAGGTTAACGAGGACACGCTCGATGCGGCGATTGCAGCTGCACAGGCGAAGCTGGCGGCCATTAAGGACCGCGCGGTTGCTGTCGGCCTGAGCAAGGAGTCCATGACGGCGTTGGCGGCGCAGATCAAGGCCGTCAATGGAATGCTGGCTAATCTTAAGGGCCGCGCAGATATCAGCCTGAACGCCTCCGAGCTGATTGCGCAGATTGCGGCTATCCAGAAGCTCATGGATAGCATACAGACGAAGTTCAACATCCAGGTTGACACAAAAGATCTATCGAGCGCGTTTAAGGACGTTGCACTAAGCGCAACCGCCGCCGGTGTAGCGGTCGTCACGATGGGCGACCGGACGGAGCAGACCCTTGGCACACTGTTCCCTGTGATGAGCCAGTGGATTCAAGGCTGGGGCGTCATGCGAGGGAACGTCCAGCTGTTCGCGGGCGTACTTACGCAGCTCGGCCTTCCAGCGTTTATCGCGTCTGCTTCAGCGCTCCATCTTATAGTTGACTCCGCATTTGAATTGGCGTCCGTCCTGATCCCTGCAACGATCGGGATCATAGCATTCGGACTTGCAGCAGCTCCGACGCTTGACGATATCGCGACAAAGATGAGGGCAGTCTGGGTAACTTCAACCGCACTGCAGACTACCATCTACCCGCTGAGCGGCGCGTTTGCTCAGATGGAGAATGCTGTCAAGCCGGACGTCATCGAGGGGTTCGGTGAGGCGCTAGTCCTTGTTAATGACAAGACTGGCGAGTTTATCGCCCTTGCGAGGCAGGCGGGCACGGTTATACTGCAGCTAGAGACCCGCATGGTCACTGCGTTGGACTCGAGCGGTCTGAGCCAGTTTACCAAGAACGCTGCTCAGGACCTGTCCTTGCTCGGCAACATCATTGGCAACATCTTTGGCATTATCGGTAACTTGCTCCACGCGGTTCCAGGGTACGCTCAGGTCTTGTTTCAGGCGCTACAGAACTTTACAGGCGCGCTCGAGGCAATTACCTCAAACCCGATTGTGCAATGGATCCTGCAGCTAGGACTAGCAGTTCACGGTGCGCTACTCTGGCTGGGTCTTGGAGCGACTGCCGCGGTATACTTCGGCAACGCGTTGATAGGACTGGCGGCGAAGTTCGGCTTGGCCGAAGAAGGCGCGCTAGCCTTTGACTCGATCCAGTTCGGTACCGGTCTGCTATTGATGTTCTCCTATGTTGGGGATCTTGCGGTTGCGCTAGTCACGTTTGCCGGCGCGGAAGATATTGCAACTGCTGCTACTGGATCCTTTGATGCGGCCCTAATAGTACTAGACGCTGTCAACCCGTTGGTTTGGGTTGGGGCGGTTGCGGTAGCACTAGGCGCCCTTATCTATTGGCTGACCCGGTCTACGTCCGCTACGCAGTCGTACAATACAGCCGTTAATTCGGCACTCCAGAATGCGCCGGTCAGCCAGTTTAGTATTGACCTGACGAAAGAGATGTCGGCTACCATTGGACAGCTATCAATTGCGCAGGTTCAGCTGGCCAATACCGCCAAGCCGCTAGCAGGCGGCACTCCGCAGCAGATCGAGCGGAGTACTGCAGCCTATCAGGCGCAAGTCAATGTCGTGAAAGGTTATCAGGGCGAGCTACAGACGCTCCAGACCTACCAAGGGAACTATAACACCCTGCTCAAGGCCTCCGGGAACAATCTTAGCTTTCTGAATACGGCCGGTATCACGTCGAACATGATTGTCGGCGCGAGCGCGCAGCAGCTGAAGGAATACGTCATCGAGGTCAAGGCTGCAGCTGATGCTCAGGAGGCCTTGGGGCTTGGGACCGGCCGAGCTGCAGCAGCGCAGAACGCGCAGACCAACATCTTCATGACGGAGACCGTTCCGGCACTGCAGAAGGTGACACAGGCCGAGACCGCAGTCATTACGATGATTACGGGCGGCCAGCTGGCTGTCGACAACTTCCAGCAGGGTATGGATACTCTGGCGCAGAACTTCATTGCGGCCTCTGGCAGCGGCGCTACGGTAACGTACACTCTGGACCACATTAAGAGCTCGGCGAACTCTGCAGGGGCTGCGCTAACTGGGACTAGCCAAGCCAGCTACGCGTTGAACCAGGCGTTCTATCAGCAGATTAACAATGCACAGAGCGCTATCAACTCGCTACAGGGCATGGGGGCGAGTACCAGCGACCTCACACCTATCATTGGTACGATGGCCGCGCAGATGAAGGGGTTTGCAGGCAACAACGTCGAGGCGAATTCGACCATCGTTGCCTTGATCAATAACGCGCTTGGTCCTGGCACCGTTTCGCTTCAGACCTTGAATGGTTGGCTCAAGACTAACAGTACCACGCTGCAGGGCATGGATGCGGATGTCGCAAAGATTACGATCGACGCAGCCGCGTTTGCCGGCGTGCTGAATCAGGACGTGAACGCGGCGCTGTCAGCGTCTATCATCCAGGCAGAGGGCGGCCAGAAGGCCTTTGACCAATTCGCGACAGGCGTCTATACCGGTAACACGGCCAGTAACACATTTAAGGCTTCGGGTGTACAGGTCATTTCGATGCTGCTCCAGCAGTCCGGTAATAGCTTGCCGAAGACGCGCAAGGCTTTCGAAGACTACACTAACAGCCTGGGGCTGAGCAAGGGCGCCTCAGACGCCCTGTGGACTTCGTTGAAGAATCAGTTGCTTGACCAAACGGCAACGAAGGCAGGGGAGACCCGATCAGCCTTTGTGCAATTCGCAACGCAGCTTGGCCTGACAAAGAAGGGCGCGGACAATCTGTGGGACTCGCTCCATAAACTAACCGGGGGCAGTCCATACAAGTTGAGCCTGACCGAGACCGGTCAGGGTACATTCATCATTAACGGTAACGTCGCGCCTACGCCGTCCGGTGGAGTACCGCTTACCACTGCCGTAACACATCCTGCGCACGCCGCAGGCGGACGGATTCTGTTGGGGACAACCCCGACTGCAGATGACGTACTGATCCGGGTGTCCAAGGGCGAGACAGTACTGTCGGCTTATCACTCCGCGATACTAGCTCCGCACCTCAAGAGGCTCGGTGTCCCTGGATACGCTGCCGGAGGCGTCCCGAACATCTCAGGGCAGATCTCCGCGCTAGCTGGCGCGACCCAGTCGGACTGGCAGGCCTTTGTTAACCAGATGACGCAGGCCATGGAAACGGCTATGACGTCCGCCATGAAGACGGCGCAGGCCGCAGCCCAGGCTGCCGCTAGCGCGGGTGGAGGCGTTGGCAGTGGTGCGGTTGCTAACAGTGCGCAAATCGCCGCGATTGCAGCAGCTCACGGCATTACTGGGGCGCAACTAACCGCGTTGCTGCAGGTCATCGCACGTGAGTCGGGCGGATCAACGACCGCGAAGAACCCGACCTCGGGTGCGTACGGTATTGCGCAGTTTATCAATGGACCTAGCGAGTACGCACAGTACGGCGGCAACGTTGGCACCGTTGCAGGCCAGGTTACCGCGATGATCAACTACATCCTACAGCGATACGGGTCGCCGGAGGCGGCTGAGGCGCATGAGGTTGCTTACGGCTGGTACGACAAGGGTGGGATGATTCCTCCCGGGTTGACGCTAGTGTCGAACATGACCAAGCAAAATGAAATGGTGCTGCCGGGCGCCGTGATCTCGCAGTTCCAAGACAGCCTAATCGCGATTCCGCATCCTATAACGATGCTGACGTCGGCTATCAAGGCGCTGACGACCGCGACTGCAAAGGCGTCGAGTACAGCGGCGGCTACGACTACGGCGACGACTGTAGCGAAGGCCGTGGCAACCGCGGTAACTAAGAAGCCGTCAGCTCCCGCTGAGACGACGTTGTCTGCGGACGAGAAGAAGGCGAACGAGCTTCGTACCCAAATGGCATCACTGTGGAAGCTCATTCTCGCGGAGGCCAAGCAGGGAAATACAAAGACTGCAGCCGCGAACGAAGCCTCCTATCGCAAGATGCAGGCTTCACTGAACAGTACAGAAGCCGCTATTAAGGCGGACAAGCAAGTCATCACAGAGCTGAAGGCACAGGTTGCTGCGGCCTCTACCGCTGCAAAGGCGGTCCGGGAGAAGATTGCAGAGACCGAGAAGCAGCTCCTAGCAGCTACTAAAGACGGTAACACGGCGGCGGCCGCTAAGGATGCCAGGAACTTGGCGGCCGAGGAGAAGCAGCTAACAGCGGCAAATCACCACTTGGCCGTACTAGAGGCCGAAGCTAAGGCGGCAGGCGCTACATCGACGAGCACGTCTTCGACTGCTAAGAAGGGCGTGACTCCTGTAGCCGTAACGTCGGTCGCAGCCTCTGCGATTCAGTACGTTCAGGACAAGGCGGCAGAGGCCAGCCTACACAATATCAAGAGCGACCTGTCACAGCAGGTCCAGCAGCAGCTGGTGATCATAGCGGGGCTTAAGAAGTTGGACACCGATCTAGGCCAGGTGCTCGCGGCGATCAAGGCGAACACTGCCGCAGTTGCTGCGGCAGCGAAGTCCAGCGCTAGTACGGCTCAGAAGGCCCGGTATCCTCGAGGAGGTACGTAAAATGACCGACTCGCTCATCATTGGGAACGCGATAGAACTCATCGGGGAAGTACCGTCAGTAAACCCGTTGTGCCTGGGAGCGATCTACGGCATTAGCTCGGAGGCGCATAGCGGCGGCGGTGAGTTGGGCGCGGACATGGGTAACCTTAGTCTCGGCGCTCCACAGCCTACTACGGACTTCGTCGCGTCCTTGATCCTAGATGGAGAGCGCCCGTTTGGGCGGCGAGCTAGTAACCGAACAATAACGCTGCCGATAAGTATCAGGGCTACGAGCAGGAACACCCTGGTAGCTGCGCGAGAAGTGCTGCTACACACTGTCGATCAGGATATCTGGACGCTGACCTGGACACATGATCCCGGACCAGGCGGCACGCCGCTCCCATTGGTCATTGACTGCTTCCGGGCCCAGCCGACGGTCGCTGCATACAGCCTCATCGACGAGGGTCAGTACTTCATGCAGTTGGGGTTGACGATCCCGGCCAAGCCGTACGCCCGGTCAGATAAGCAGTCCCAGATCAGCTTTGCATCACCAGCTCCCATACCGTCACTAGCTCCGCCGCCTCCTCCCGCGCCCGTTACGATTGACACGTTCTCGACAATATCAAGCGGTCTGTGCAGGCAATCGACGCAGTGTGTCGTCGGACCGAACACGCTGGTATGGGACCCTGATACTTTTGGCGATCCGGGCGGCCAAGTAACGCCGTTTACCTATACGGCGACGCTACCGTCTCCGGTGGACATAACCGGGATGACTGCGCTGCAGTTCTGGCTGGGGCTGGGTAGCCGGTACTATACTAATCTGGAGTATCAAGGCAGGACTAACGGAGCGGACATCTACGTTACCCTGACCGACATAAACGGGGTCACGCTCCCGGTATCGCGCAGTCATGTACGCGCTCCTATAAGTCCGACATCGCAAGTTCCGGTCTTCTCAAGGATCAGCATTCCGCTTCCGAACGGGTTCCCGCTCTTTGACTACAGACACGTTGCTTCCTACAACATCTTTATGTGCAACCGCCAGGACAGAGGACAGCGCCGCTTCTCCTGGTGCACCGTATATATAGATAACGTTGTTACGCTCCCCTCGAGCCAGACAGTCTCACCGGCAGTGCGCGGATTCGTCTATACTCTATACGGACTACAGGGCACGGCTAGAGCGTTGATCTCAGGAGCGTTTCAGCAGCCCCCGACTCCCGGGACACCGACTACGATAACCTCTACAGGAGTTGGGGCATACACGGTTCCTGCGAACACTGCGTTCCTAAAGGTGGAGGGAATCGGGGGTGCCGGCGCCGGGGCGAGCATGACCGTCTCTGGATTCGGTGGTGGTGGCGGAAGTGCTGAGTACTCCCGCGAGAATGTCTTTCCTTGCCAGCCTGGTGATGTTATCCCGTATAACGTAGGCGCAGGAGGCACTCCTGGAGCAGTTCCTGTTAATGGCGGTCCGACAGTCTTTGGTCCGAACGGTGCTAACCCGCTTGTCCTGATTGCCAACGGCGGATTCTCGGCCGCCCAGAACTCGACCATTGGAGGCCTTCCCGGTACCGGGTCGACGAACAGCGTTCATTTCTCTGGGGCGCAAGGACGGACTGCTAGTGGTTCGGTAGGCGGCGGCGGAGCGAGCTCCGGCGGGAACAGCTCAGCTGGCCAGTCGCCGCAGGGGACCATGAACACGACATTCACTACTCCAGGCGTGAATGTCTGGGTATGCCCCGCTGGAGTGTTCCAGGTATATGCGCAGCCTACCGCCGGAGGCGGTTCTGGTGCGACTGGTGGGAGCGGGCTGCGGGGTAGTGCTGGTGGCGGTGGAGAGTCTGCTGGCGGCTTTGCTAACACTACGCCCGGCAATAGCTACAACGTAGTCGTTGGCGCTGGGGGCGCTAGCGTATCTGGAACAGACGTTAACGGCAATCCCGGACTGGCGTCGTCGTTCCCCGGCGATAACGTTACGATCGCAGCGAACCCGGGTCAGGGCGGGACTCCAGGGTCGTACTTCAGCGGTAACAATGGAGGGCTAGGCGGTTTTGGAAGTACGGCCCCCACACACTTTCCTGGGGGCCAAGGCGGGCGGTCGTCCCCCTATGAAGGCGGCGGAGGGTCGTCTGCAGGCACCAGCTCCGCAGGCAATCCTGGTGATGGATACGGTGACGGCGGACCGGCGCCATCTGGTGGAGGCTCAGGCGGCCAAGGCCCAGGAGGACCCGGTTCGACTCCGGGCGGCGGCGGCGCTGGATCGCCGAACTCGTCCGCTTCAGGCGCAGGAGCTACCGGACAAGTCGTACTGATCTATCCAGGCGGGGCACCTACAAATAACGGCGCAGCTGCGGTGGCCGGCGGAGGTGCTGGCGGAGCTGGTGGCGGATCGGCGAACACTCCTGGAGCAGCGGGGAGCCAACCGGGAGGTGCAGGCGGCGGCGCGGACTCTTCAGGAACACCTGAGGCTGGTGGGGTTGGCGGAGCCGGCCAGTTGATCATTACGCCGTACCAGAGCGCCCCGTTCAAGAACCTGATCGTCCACCGCCCGCCGCTCGGTACTCCTACCACTTTCCAGCCTATGGTGTCGGTCGGTGCGGGAAGCGATGCCCCCGATGGGACGCACGAGTATCGGATGCCGCAGTTGTCATCCGGAGTCAATGCAGACTTCGGAGGCACCTATACCATTTACTTGATCAACGCGACATGGTCCGGGAGCACGAGCCGCCAGATTACGGTTACTGTTAACCAGTATGAGTATCCGGGGGGTCCGAAGTACAGCGTTTCCACACTGCCGATCACGATCACGCCCTCCCAGGTCATTAACGGTGTAGTCACTGCTGGAGTGCTTACGCTGCCAATAAAGGCTGTCCCTCCGGACAATACGGGTAGCTACTTTACGGTAACCCCGTTTGACTCGAACAGCTCGGACCGTTTCTATGACTGCCTCTTCCTGGATACGATGGGTGAGTCGGTTATTGTCAACGAACCGACACAGGGATATGTTACCTACTACGCAGATGCACCGCTACCGAACTATGACCTCGGATTGATCTTGGGCAGCCAGAACGGACGCGCGAACGCAATTAGCGTCCTCGACGCAACGATCCTGTCAGGAGGCGCCTTGACTATCGAGCCTGCCGACGGCGACAACCAGTTGTTCGCCTACTCTGCCGACGGGCTGGCTCCGGCCATCGCGTTCAACTACTATCCGTACTGGTTCTTCGACAGGTACCAGTGATATGACAGCTCCTGTTCAGACCGTCGCAGGCAATAGTACTAGTAGCGGTACCCTGACGCTAACACTAGCGAGCAATATTACTCCCGGCAATACTCTTGTTTTCTGTGTAGCCGGTATCGATGCCAACCAGACCCCAGACCCGCCGGCTCCCTCCTCCGGCAGCGATACTTTTTTGCTAGCAACGGGGACTACCTCTGGAGCGGCCGCCTCAATTTGGTATGTACTGTCTTCTGGAGGCGGCTACAAGTCCGTTTCCATTACGAATACGGCTGGCGGTTCTGAGGGCATAGCAGGCTGGCTCTACGAGATGCCTACCGCAAGCGCGCTCGATCGAACAGCGTTCAACGGCGGGACCGGCGGCAGCTCGTTCAACTCGAGCGCGACTAGTACTACAGCACAGGCGTCCGAGTTCGCTATCGGGGTCGGAACAGGTGATAATGGGACCGGCGCGTCGACTGCTACCGGTCCCAGCTCGCCGTGGACGAACCTCGCGCATGAAGATCCTGAATGGACCCCGGGTCCGTCGTGGACCCCGTCAGTATCTGGCTGGCTATCCCTGTCCTCTACGCAGACAGTTACTTACTCAGGTACACTGTCTACTACCCAGTTCGTCTGGGGCGCGTGTGTCGCTACCTTTAAGGTCGGCGGGACGCACAGCGGAACCTCAACCTTGAGCGGGTCTGGGTCGCTGACAGGAATGGGAGACTTCGCCGGATCGGGAAGTCTTTCGGGCACCGGGACGCTCGGCGTCTCAGGGATCTTGCTAGGAACGGGAGCACAGCTAAGCGGTTCGGGTACTCTGCAGGCCACGATCATCGGGACGCAGCAAGAGACGGCCACCTTTGTAGGCTCGGGTACGCTAACGGCCGCCTCAGTTGGAGTCGTCCCTGGAGCCGGAGCGCTCAGCGGCCAAGGTACTCTAGGGGGCAAGCTGACCCTAGGGTTCAAGGAAGGCTTGTCTGGTGTTGGGACTCTAGGACTTATCGGAGCCGGCGGCGTCGCTGCGTCCGCCGGCTTCGATACCACGTATGCGTTCCCGGGGACCAGCCAGGTTGCGGTAGCCGCACCAGGGTCCAGTTTCTGGTACTATCTGGGGTCGCTTGGTGTAGTAACGGCACTAACATACAGCTTTGTCTGCCCTGGCGGCTGCGACCAGATGACGGCGACTATAATGGTGCCCGCCGAGTATCGTACACAGCTGTTCGACGTTGGATGGCGGGTCCGGATTTACCGCGGAGGCCATACTGTATGGACGGGAAAGCTAGATGAGCCCCAACCTAGTGCGGATGGCTGGACGCTTACCGCGGTCGGTGACGGCAATCGTGGAACGGACTTCGTAGCATACTATACCGATACCTGGCCTATAGGGCAGCCCGACGAGGCGGTCAATCTAGCGATCGCACGCGGATTGCCTTGGAACAATCCGGGTATCGGGACTCCGTCCGGGATGTGGCTCGGACAGGAAGTCGACTCCGGAGCACAGACGGTCACTGACCTGCTCAACCTGGTGTGTACTCGAGGCGGCTTGACCTGGTATGTAAACAGCCAGCCGGGCGGCCCTCCCGGCCCTGACCTATCAGTGTTCCCCCTGCCGATGACAGTCAATCGCGTGATCGTTTCTACCAATCCAGCACCACGGTCGCTCGGCGGGGACATCAACACGATCTTTATACGGTATGAGGTCTCGGCCGCCTCGTCAACTGTTAGTGGCAGTACAGCTATCTACGGGACTACTATGGTCCAGAATGCGGCCTCGGTGGCTGCTCACGGCGAGCTAGAAGCGTACCTTGACCTGTCCAGCGCCAACGTTATGACGCAGGCAGCTGCACAAGCGGTCGGCAACTATGTTCTAGGCATCTATCAGCGGGCCAGCTTCACGGGACCGTTTACCGGTCGTCATGGACAGTTGCTCAACGTCGGAGGCCAGCCTATCGATCCGGGTACTGATCAGGCCGGCACTGTTGCGCGTCTTGTCCTCACGGACTTTGCCTATGGAGGCGAGGTCACTCCCCAGTTCCCGGTTACGTTTATCGTCGGTAACTACGGTTGGGACGACTTCGCGCAGCAATTTACGGCTACGCCGTATCAGGCCCTAGACGAGTCGATATCCGGACTGCTGTCTATGGAGTCGACAGTGCTTACACCAATAACGACGAACTAGGGAGGTTCGCATGCGAAGGGTTCTTTTGGTCCTGATCGTCTTGCTAGCAGTCCGGCTGATACCGAAAGTGCTCCGGAAAGAAGCTCTCGTACTAGAGCTGCTCATGCTGCTGGTACAAGTGAGTGCGCTGGCCGCCAAGAACACTTCCAAAGCAACCTCAACAGAGCAGCGCACTACGGCCCTAGAAGCGCGAACTAGCGCTACGGCGGTCAAGGTGTCTAATGTAGTGGCCGGTAAGACTGGCTTCGCAAACGCCCTCGGTTACGGGCCTACTAGTACTGCTAACATCGGTACGACTAGTGGTCCCGATAGTGGAGGTACCGGTTTCTATAGCTTCTCTACCGGGCCGCAAATCGGCGGCGCAGCGGCCCACGTACACAACGGCACCCTTCCCAATCTGCCGAGTGCGACCCACATTCACGACTTCGGCGGGCATACCCACGACTTTGGCGGTCACAAGCACCCGAGCACAGGCGGGTAAACCCATTCGGTCACGTAACCAGATAGGAGAACTGTAATGCTAGTCAGGTGTAAGATCGGCGGCGAGATGATCGACGCCCCCGAAGGGCAGGACGCGCACAGGGTGCTGGATCTCTCCGGCTGCTCGCACTGCGTAGACAACCACCCCCTGGAGGTGAGCTGTCGGGAGACTGCGGCAGCTTGTCCTCGCACTCATATGGGACCGTGTTGGAATCCTCCGAACGTCCCCGAACGGCCGGCTGGCTGTACTGTCTGCCGCCCGATCCTGTTCCTGCCGAACGTCAACCTGATCTTCGACGGGGTTTAGGAGCCATCCATGGCTAACATGTCTGATCAGACCTGGGTCAACTGGATACTTCAGGCCTGGTTTAGCGGTACCACGGTCGTTACGTTCACTCCAGGGACGAGCGGCGGAGCTGCTATGGTCATCAGCCCTCCGTACCACCTGAGGCTGATGACCACACAGGGTTCCAACACGTCCAACGGTACCGAGGCAACCTCGGGTAACTGCCCAGGATACACCGCTGGTGGCTCCACTCTCGGTGCGCAGTTCTGCGTCACCCCGTCTGGAGGACAGCAGACCAACACGAACTCGGTGTCGTGGAGCGCGACCGGTGGGTGGACGGCAATTCCGTCCATCGAGGTCTGGGACACTGCAGCGACGCCGCTTCGTAAGCTGCAAGGAGCGTTGTCGAGCAGTATCACCGGCGTGACCAACGGCGATACTGTGCAGTTCGCGGTGGCCGCAATTACCGTGAATGCTTCGGCCTGGTAGGCGTAGATGCACTGGCTATATCACTGGGTATGGTTGGACTTCTACGTACCGATATGGCCGAACATCGCTGCGTCGATTCTCTGTGCAAGCTGGGTCGTGGTCCGCCTACGCAAGCTCAGACAACTGCATATACAGCATCATCAAGAACTTCTCGATGCGCAACAGACTCACCACGAGGCCTTGAAGAAGCACATCGAGACGCTGGTCGGCGGACAAGGCGGACGAAAGGAAGGAGGCGGACAATGAATGCAGCAACGATCGCAGCGGTGTCAACAGCAGCTGTTGCGATCCTCGGCGCCGTCGCGGGCGTCATCAAGGCTTGGCAGGCAGGCAAGTCGGCGACGAAGACGCAGGCCGCGCTACAGGATCACCTAGCGAGCGAACACGTGGAGGTGAAGCCGTGATCATCGACTACTCAACAGCCAGACCGTCTATGGCAGCGCTGCGAGCGGCCGGTGTTACGGCTGTCGGCAGGTACATCGGATGGGATAGTGTGTCCGGCTTCCCGTCGATCGGGAAGAACATCTCCACAAGCGAGATCGCCGAGCTACACGGTGCCGGCATCACTCCATTCGTGTCGTTTGAGTATGCGTCTGACGCACCCTCTCGCGGCTCGGGGCAGGGCAGCGCGGATGGGAACCTGGCCACGAAGCAAATGGCCGCCCTAGGCGCTCCGCCACTGCTCGGCGTGTACTTCGCGTGCGACTGGGACATGCCGGACTACGACCCGGGACTGCCGGACACGGCAGCGAATGCGCGGAAGAAGCTGGGCCCCGTTGGGGACTACTTCGCCACGATCAACGAGCAGGCGCCGACCTATCGCGTAGGTGGGTACGGTAGTTACTACGCCGTCAAGAGGCTGTTCGACGCCGGGCTCATTACGCTGGGCTGGCAGACGGTGGCCTGGTCCGGCGGCCAGCGGGACACCCGCGCACAGCTGTACCAAACAACGGGGCACGTCTCCATCGGAGGCGCTGACCTCGACATCCATGAAGGGAACGCTGCTGACTTCGGCCAGTGGATCACTACCCAGCCCGTGACAAACTGGACGGAGACACTAGTGGAACTGCTACCCGTACTTCAGCAGGGGGCGACCGGCGCGGACGCCAAGTCAGCTCAGGGACTCCTGGGAGCGCGTGGGCACGTCGTCGCAGTCGACGGCAACTTCGGCCCGGCTACCAAGGCCGCGGTCCAGGCCTTCCAGACCGCCAGCGGTCTGGCCAACGACGGGATCGTCGGTCAGCAGACCTGGACGAAGCTACTGAACAGGTAGCACCCTAAACGTCGGCGCTGGTCTCCGGAAGTCCGCCCCGGAGGCCAGCGCTGACTTATAGGTCCCTCGTTCCGGTTATGCGCGGACGGGCTGAGCTGCCTTCACGGTGGATGTGAAGGTCGGTTACGAGCACCTCACTAACTGGAGGCTCGCGGTCCCTAACCCTGTTCAGACGCAGCGACACTTCATCGGCCGCTCCTCCCATTGTTAGCGAACCGGCTATGGTAAACACGATCGTCGCGGTAACGGTGTACTGCTCGATTTTAGGCATAAGTTAACCGCTCCCGGATTCTCCCCGAGGAACTTTGCTTGTATTGCTGCCAGCTCAAGCGCATGCAATACGCGATGGACAGCCTCCTCCGCGTCCTCCTTTGTCTGTATTAGCATCACGAGGTTGACGACCAATGCGCCGATCTCGACAGCTGTCCATACCTCGAATGTCTCGATGAACTTGTGTAGGAACTCTTCGACTACAGGCTGAGCTGTCTCTTTGTTAGTCGCCGCTACGCCGCGGTGAATGAGGTCGTACAGCTCGTCAATTGTGGCCACGGCGAATGAACCTCCTGATCTCTTCCAGGCCTTCCATAAAGGTTTCCAGCCTGTTCAGCTCGCCGAGCGCTTCAACGGCGCGCCGAAACGGGCCCTGAGCGTGTGGGTCGCGCTTGCGCAGAAAGTAGCCAGCGTATGTAAATAGCGACCCCAGCTCCTCATCGGTCCAGTCTTTGAAGGCTTCCCCGATCCTCTGTACCTGTTCATGCGCTGCTTCTTCTGACTCCAAGCCGTTCTTGTCTGTCAGCGCGAGCCGCAGGTCATCCAGACTTTCGATCATTCCGCTCCTTGTGGGCAGCTCGGATGTCTTCTAGTGCGACTACGGGGCGGTCCTTGACGTCATAGTGTACGTGGCCGCCGGTCTCTAGATACCGCGCGTACCCCTTAGCCGGTCCGTGAATCAGCTGTAGAGCTGTACATGTGGCATGCTCTTCGAGCAGCATAGCTATGGCAGTGATCTTCTCTTCCGTGGTCAGGCCGGCCTCGCCGAGCTCGTCGACACGTATCCAGGTCAGGTCAGTCACTGCGGTCCTGAAAACGGCGAAGTTGACGAGCGATCTCGTCCCGTGATGGGAGGCGAAGTTCCTCGACGGGTCCCCCTACTGAGGGCGACCATGACGGCCCCATGTCGACGTAGCCCTTCGCGACCTCGACGGGCGGAGGCGAATCCGCCCCAAGCATGTCCATCGGAGGGCTGACATACCCTCCATACTGATACTGGAGGCCTGCAGGTGAGTCGTCCTGGTAGAGCCCGCTTGGACTGGCCCCCAGGTACGGGTCGCCGTATATTGAGCGACGGTCGAACTCCCTAGCCATCCGGTCGTGGTATTGGTGACGCGTCAGCTGACGCTCTATGCCTAGAACGGGATGTTGCCTATAGTCGCGATTGGGAGCGCGTACCAGCTCGGGTCCTCTGCACCAGGTACAGAGCTGATCTTCTTCAGTAGCGCGCCTCTGGCAGGGGTGGCCGAAGTCGCACTGGCACCTGAAGTGTTCATCCTCGGCTATAACGAACTCTACCCCGTCTATCTTATCGAACTGGTCGCGTTGCATATGCGTCCAGCAGGACATCTGTGCCTCCCTAGTCGGGATAGTCGCCGTAGTCTTCACGTCGCACGACTTCCCCACTGGCGCGCAGCGTAGGAACTGGCCGCTTAGCTAGCTGCTGCAGGTGCTGTTGTGCAAGATACGTTAGACAGATAGCTACCGTGATGAGGATAGCGCCCCCCATGACGATTGCGGTCACAATAACATCGTTAATGTCCATATAGATCTCCTGAGTGACAGGCGCCCCCGGGGGAGCGGGAACGGGGGGCGCCTGCCACGTCCTCAGGCAGAGGGACCCGACCCATTCTGCACCCACGCTTCCTGCTCGGGTCCCTCCACGTCATGGGCTAGCTGGCCAGGCCGGCCATGAACTGTACGTCGTACGCGACCTCGCGCGGGTCGCTGACGCCGGTCAGCGCGTCGACACCGACGTACTTGTTGCTGGCGGCGATCTGCTGCCAGTGCTGCACCGCGGAGTCGTGGCCGTGGCTGCTCTTCGACTCGTCGAACCCGATGACGGCGACGACGATCACGCAGCGCGGGCCGGCGTTCTGCTGGACCCACTGCTCGAGCTCGTCCTCATCGCTGACCTTGCCGTCATTGATGATGATGAGCTCGAGCGCGCGGTCGGGGTCGTTCGGGAACTCGGTGTCGAACGCGTGCTTGAGCCCCCTGATCGCCGGCATCAGGAACGTGCGGCCCCGCTGCTCGACCAACGAGCGGATCTGGGCCATCTTCTCGAGAGCGTTCGCCGAGTTGATGTCCCCGAGGTCACGCGGGTCTTCGCTCTCGTCCTCGCCGGGCGCGAACTCGATGGGGCTCGGCTCGTTGGCGGCGATGGTCCGGAGGCCGCCACGCTTCGAGCTCCCGCCGGACTGCTCCCTCGCCGCTTCGGCGTCATCACCCTCCACGACGGCGGCGATCAACGGGATGGCCAGCGTGAGCAGCTCGACCTTGGTCATGGTGCCCTCGGGGTCGGCCATCTCCAGGTTCGATCCGCTCACGTCCACGACGAGCGCCGGCTCCTTCTTGAGCCGGGTCATCGGCCGCTCGAGCTGCTCCCGCGGGGTACGCTTGCCGGGGGTGCCGGTAACCGCGGTCTCCTCAATGGCTGTCATAGCCATCCTTTCGTACGAGGCAAAACCCTATGTTTTGCCCTCTAGAATTATTATATAGCCATATCCAAGAGAAATCTAGCCCGCCTTCTCGTGCTTTTTTCAGTAGTGGAGGTGCTTCGGAGCGCAGCCTCTGCGGACAACGCGGACGGGGATCTTGGCCTCCCTAGCTTCCTGCCACGTGTACTCGTCTACGTGCGGGAATACCCAAGTGGCCATGTCGCTCCGGATACAGGCCTCGATGAGACGCCGTGGCAGGTACGTAAAGTTGAACGTGAACATCGTAGGGTCGTCGATGTCGCTCTGCCATATCTTACGCGCTTCCTCATTGGACAGCGGCGGGTCCCGATCGGTAAGGACCTCTCGATGCCCCCAAACCCAGTAGTGATAAGCCGTGCTCGCCGGCCACAGGCGAACTGGCGCCGTCCAGACCACGTCTGGCTCTGTAGTCGCACTGATGATCATGGCGGAGTAGTCGAGCGGGTCGATAGCGCAGTCCGCATCGAGGATAAGCATCCCACTGCTCTGGACCCGGGCTGATACTTGCCAGATACGGGTCAGTAGCAATCCCTTCTGGCCGAAGGGGTGCTCTGCCGTAGGCATCACGTCAAAGGCGCGGAAGTTAGACGGTGTTGGCCCGCACTCCTTTCCCTGCCACCTGATACGCGCGTGTACTACGGACTCCAGTGCTGGCCCGTCCATTACGGCCTCCATAGCTCTACAGTTGTCGGATAGGGACGCTTGCCGCCTTTCCAATCTTCGTAACTAACTAGGTCGCCCCAGTTCATACCGACGTCGGCGCCTACCTTGATCGGGACGTAGTCGCCCATTACGGAGTAGGCGGATTCCTGCATGGTTTCGACTACGGTTTTGACCACATAGTCCAGGTTATCACGGTGGAACTCCCAATAGAGAGCATCGTGAATAGTGTTACGGCACCAGGCGGTCCCTTTGAGCTTGGGTCGTAGCCAGTTGAAGGCTTGGACACAAATGTCGCTGGCAATTGACTGTGGGTAGAAGGCGCAAGCCTCATTCTGGATGTCCTTCCGGTTCTGGTCCGTGATCAGGTAGAACCGACGTCGTCGCCCGAACGGAGTGACGAGGTCTCTTCCAGATAGCGCCTGTATCTTTGCCTCCTCGCGAAATCGGACAATCCTTGGAATGACCTTGAAGAACGCCTGCAGGCCTCGCTGAGCCTCTGCAACAGGTAGGCCAAATTCATCAGCGATTGACTGAGCCTCTCGGCCGTAAGCGAGACCGTAGACATAACACTTGACGATATTTCGTCGGTCCTTCTTGGACATGATTCCGCGGTGGGATCGTTCGGGCTGGATGACTGGTTCGAGTTCATCAAATAGGTCCCTACTCGGGTCGGAGAAGATCTCTTGGAAGTATGGTTCTTGCGCGAGCCAGGTTAGTACCCGGAGCTCGATTTGTCCATAGTCGAACTCTCCCAAGAGGTGGTCAGGGTTAGCGACCTTATACTGGCGTCGTAGTTTATCGCCACGCGGAATGACCTGAAGCGACGGCCGTTTCTGAGAAGTTCGACCTGTAGTAGTGCTGTGGAGTTGGATGGTCGTATACACACGGCCATGGTCGAGGAATTTGTGCAGGCCAGATACGTACGTACCATCTAGCTTTGCTACCTTCCGGTGCAGGAGCATCGTCTCGAGGAACGTAACCGAGGGCCGCGCGGAGTGCGGGTCTACCTCGACCACTTCGGCACCTAGTTGGTTAGTACCGCCCTCATTGGACACGTAGCCTGCGAGACGTCTAGGGTCGATGGGCCGCCTCTTCTCGCGCTCGAGCATGATCTGCAAGGCTTCGGCGTCGGTAGTCTCGGCCATCTCACCCTTAGTGTTCCGCTTGCGTGGGATCTGGACGCCTAGCTGTCGGAGTGCGTCCTTGACCTGCATAGGCGATCGCGGATTGATTGCGCCAACCGTCCGATCCATGATGGCCTCGAGGCGGTCGAGCTCTGCTCGATACTCGCGCTGGAGTTCACGGTTGTACTTGAGGTCGACCGCGAACCCATTGTATTCCGTGAACATGAAGTTTTCCGCTGCAGCGCATAGGAAGTCATGGAGCTGCTCCAGCCCCCACTTCTGACCGTCAGCGCGAGGCAGTACGGGTTCGATATAATTATCGTTCCGGATAAGCTGCATGTTGTACTCGTCCAAGGCAAACGTGGCTGCGACATCCCATGCGTTGTACTTGTACAGGATCGGCTTTGGGATCGTTCCGTACCGACGTTGCTTGCCTCGTCCGAGGTATTGCTCAATCTCCTCATCCCATCTCGGACAGCCTAGCTTCTCGACGCCCTGGTGCTTCAGTCCGTGTATCCCCGGACGTTCGTCTTGTACGTAGGACTGGTACATTGTATCATGCCAGACATGTAGGCCGCGGATGCCTTTAGCATAGAGTCCTGCGGTATCGAACTTGCCGTTTTGAAATATGAGCTCCATTCCGTCTCCGGATAGATACTCTGCCAGAGCCCCACGGACAGACTTATAGCGGCAGGCTTTCTGCCCAAACACGATAGCATGGCGGCGTGACCAAGCCATTCCAATACATAGAATCTTATACTTATTGGGGTGATCAAACGTCGAGTTGTGTGTGAGGAGTCCATTAGCGATCAGCGTTCCTGTCGAGGTCTTGAGGGAAACGACTTCTCGTTCTCCTACTGGAGTGATCGATAGTATACGTGCTTTGTCATAGTTGAGGCGCTTATGCCAAACCCGTTCGGCCTGACGCAATAGCCTCTCGGGGCGGAAAGTGCCTAGAGTGCGAAGGATGTCCCACCGCGCCCCGATTGACCAGGACTCATGAGGATTGCCGCTAAGTCTGTTAAGACCTCGATAATGGTTGCCTAGATCATGCGCCTTCAATATCTGGGCGACCTTATCCGCGACCGGACCGACGTTCTGTGAGAACTCCAGCATCGGATGATTGCTGGCAGGGTTCGATAGGCAGCCCTCGCTGTCTAGAAAGCCCGCCATATAGCCGCCGTCGCGAGTTTCGTTAACCTCCCAAGGCTCCGACGTAAAAGGTATGAAGTATTCAGGTCGAGGTAGTGCTTGCTGGCCCCAGCAGCGACTGTTCGGATTTGCAAAGCGGGCTGCGAGGTCTTCTGTAGTGCCCCAGCGCCACTTTGTATCAACGCCCCGCGGACCGCGCGTCTTATAAGGCCAACGATGCAGCCCGCTGCAGACAACGCTCCCACGGTCGGTCTGCACGCGGTAGCATTGACGCGTAATGCGTCCGACGGACTCGACGATCGCGGGGCTCATCGTAGTGATCGGATCCGCACTAAACCCGACTAGCTCATCCCCTACCTCGAGGCCGCCGGCATCGGTCCAGGTTAGGTCCCGCCTGAGCACTTTCGTCTCTGGAACGAGGCATTCCTTGTCCAGGTCGGTCTCGATGTCGACCGTTAGTCTCTTGAAGTGCTTCTTCATGTAGGCTATCGCGGTCAGGGCAGCCTTCTCGGTATTCCAGACCGTATAGTACGGCGCTTCCCACTTGGGAGGCTTAGTAACGAGTTTGCCGATGTCGGTCGCCATAGACGGGAACGACGACGCCGAGCGCAGGCAAGCGGCAGGATGGAACGTCGGGATGATCCGTACCCCAGGCAGCTCGAACTCGTTCTCACGATACGGACCGACGCGGAGGTTGGAAATTACGACCTTCGTCCGCAGGATGCTCTGAGCCGGCACGTTGCCCAAGGCTACGATATCCCTAACGCCTCGGTCCTTGAGTTCGGCCATTAGTCGCGGCCTGCACGCTGCGACTGCGGCAGCTGGTGGCTTGATATTCTCCCTCTTGTGGACGCATAGGCAGGCGTTTGTGATAAACGCCTTACTACGATCGATGTGGTAGTACTGCAGTACCTTGTCCAGCAACCTACCAGATGCGCCGATAAACGGCTTGCCCAGCCGGATCTCGTTCTGACCCGGGTTCTGGCCCACAAAGGCAATGTCAGCCTTTACCGGACCGTATGAAGGGACGAAACCGTAATCGGGTCCATTAAGCGGGCAGCGCTCACAGACCGCTAGGGGATGCCGGCGCTGAATCCCGGCATCCCCTTCGATAACTTCAGTCATTCAGGCTCCTCGTGCGCGGCGTGGGAGCTCTTGGCCACACCCTCAGCGGCGGTCATGCGAGGTCCACCGGAGCCGCATCGGTCGCGACGCGCTCTGTGGGCGCGTGAAAGAACCACTCCCAGCCGACGCTCGCGGTCTTGTTGGGACTGATGTCGCCGCGGATAATGACGACGAAGCTACCAGGTAGCTGCTGCTGACCAACGATCTTTGCGGCCTCGCGCGCAATGGGCTCTAGTTCCTCGGCGATGTTCATTCCGTCAGCTCCTTGATTGTGAAAAACTGGGCGGCGATCGGGATGGCCCAGTGCTGCTGGGCGTTTGGATTGAGGTCGATCGTGTACCCGTCGATCGGTTCGCTACGTTCGTCGCAGAACGTAATCAGTATCCGAGTCAATCCGTCCACTTCCTTGTGTCCGGGATGGGGCCTGAGACGGGCCTGGAGTGCTGCTCGTCGGCGGAGGGGCGCCCCGGCATTGACTTGTTCGCTCCTCCGATGACGGCGGCCTCCCAACCGATGGCTCCGTAACCGGCAGTGTCGAGCCAGTTGTCGCGAACTTGTGGAGCGCCCACGTTGCGCGCCTGCTTGAGGGCGATCTCGATGATCGCGTTGTCGAACGGCTCCAGCATCCTGCCGTCCGGGCCGCGATAGCCGAGTGCGTTGAGCTGATCGGTATGCCGCTTCATGACCTCGTATGGCTCACCATACTGGCCGTTGCGATCAGTACACGTAGCTGCGATCGCTCCATTGAGTAGTTCTTCTCGAGGAAGGCCTACAGGCTTTTCGACCCGTTCGACCCGTTCAGCAGCGCCCCCGCCGCCGGCGCCGACGGTCGGGTAACCGGGTCCGCCTTGATATACTACTCGTTCGTTCGCCATGGTCCACCTGCTAGCTCGTCTAGGAATTCGATGTTGTGTTCGATGAGTTGGCGCGTCTCGGTGCTGTACTCGTAGGGCGTGGTCTGGAAGAAGTTCGCCGGCCGAGGTACGCCTTGGGAACCTAGCAGGTCATGGCCTGCTAGCGCTGCAGTAAAGGGAGCTGCCGTATCCATACTGCGCACTAGGCCTTGACAGGCCGCCAGCTCTCCCGGCCAGTCATCATTATACCCGAGCAGGTGGATGTCGAACGCCGGACCGAACTCGTTCTTGGTCCAGCTTGCGAGGTCGTACCTAGCCATCGTGTCACCGACCGTCCTGGAGAATGCCCGGCCGATCGCGATGGTGCTAACTCGAGTGTCCGGACGCACGACAGCCATGGCCGCGATGTTTGTAACGAAGGCACGAGCTTCCTCAACTGTCTTGCCGTGGGCGACTGCGGCGATCCTGATAACTGGCGGCGGTACCGCTCGGCGTCCCTGATAGAACGCCAACCGCTTCGTCTGGTACAGCGACAGGAAGAGATCGACCATTTCGAGCGTGATGACCGGGTTGTCGAGGACGTCCGGCGCGATGACCTCTGTAGCGTGGTACCGCTCGGCTAGGTCGACCAGGGAGTTCCCAGAGACCGATTCGGCCTCCCACGCGCCGTTGTCGAGAAGGCGGATCTCGGGAGTGAGATTCACCGTACGTGACTGGCTGTAGTACTTCCGGTAGTCCGCCTGCTGGCCGTCGCGTAGGCAGCCTGCAAGCATCATCTGGTATGGACGGCCACTGCAGTACCTACTCGCGAGGCAGCCGGGAGCTATGAGCGCAACCTGAATAGGCATAACAGAGTCGACGCCCACGTGACTGCGACGTTTGCGAGCTGCAGCAGCTCGTGCCGAAGGTTTACGCGGTCCTTGTCGTAGGTTAGACACTCGCCGACCTCACCGAACTCCTCCACGGCTGCTGCGAGACGACCGAAGTCGTCTATCTCGTTACCGTCGATTGACTTCTCGCCGTGCTTCCTCCGCATGAACTCGTGCTCGGCTCGCAGGTCGGCGTATGCGCTCTCGAGCGCGAGGTTAACGTGCTTCCTTCGGGGCAGCTCTTTAAGCGCTACTCGCTTGAGCTCTTCCCACTCGTCATTGGTAAGCACTAGTGTCGGGCCGCCGAGAACGGCTGTCAGAATGGACACGTGTCCACGCTCGTCGTGCCGTATGGACACTTCAGGCGTACTCACACGCCACCTCCTAGCAAGTTAAACAATTCGGTCTTGCAACCGTTGACATCGGCCTGGAAGATGCCGCGCATGGCGGACGTGATTGTTTCCGTACCATACGCTAGCGCTCCGCGTATCGTCATGCAGCTATGCTGTGCCTTCATGACGACTGCGACTCCCTTGGGATCTAGAATGTCGTTCAGGGTATCGGCGATTGCGGACGTCAGTTCCTCCTGGTTTGTCAGCATTTTCGCTGAGGACTGGACTTGCCGAGCGAGTTTCGACAGGCCGGCGATGCGCCCGTCAGGGATGTACCCTATATGACACACCCCGCTAAACGGCGCGATGTGGTGGGCACACAGACTCGTGAACAGGATGTTCTTCTCAACAACCAACTCCTTGGAGTCTGACGTAAATGTTGTGAAGGTCCACTTCTCTTGTCCATTGGTCAGTTCCCTGACCATATCAACGAATCGCCGCGGTGTGTCTACCATGTGAGGACTGGTCGGGTCGTATGCCTCGCCGCAGACCTTCTGCAGGAACATGTCGATAAGCACCTCAGGAGATGCTTCCCGGACTCCGAGACGCCATGGCTGCGCATTCGGGTGCTGAAAAGTATCAGTCACCTCATCGCCTCCATAACGTCTCCGACGTCGTGAGGGCCCTCGTTTACTACGCCGTACGGCGGGATGCCTGGAGTAGCCCACGCCTTCTTCCAGTTGTGCGCATCGGCATCTTGCCACCTCAAACGCGCCTGCTGGGCCTGCGACGACTGAACGACCTCGCGACTGAGGGCATACAGTCCCGCTGCCCGAATCGCCTTCGCGCGGCTTCGTGACCTGCGCCGACCGAGTGCCTCCTTCAGGTACGCTCGGTCGATCTCGGTCGGGCGCGCTGCGACAGCGCCTGCTCGCAGCTGGCGCTGGCGTCGTACGTTCTCTGCGCTCGATAGTCCGGCTTTTTTCACGGTATCACAGGGTCCTTCTTGATGACGATTATGTCCTTGAGAATGGAATGGATCGCGATGTACATCCGCCGGCGGGCTTCGCTTGTGGGGGGCTCTTCTGCCAGGTCCTCCAAGGTAGCCATAACGCGATCGGAAACCGGAAGGTTTCCAGGCATCCACCATGCCCAGGTCTTCGGCGTCTCGCTAACTCCGACCGCAGTGACCTCTGGGTACATGTTGACGGCGACCTCATAGATCGCGTGCGCCATGTTCTCTGCTGTCGGATTGCCAACGAACTGCTCTAGCTCGTTGATCAGCTCGTGGTCGAAGTTGAGATCTAGCCACTTCTTGAACTTGTCCAGCTCGCGGTAGTCCCGAACGAAGCCGACCTTGTTGAGGCCTTGTGATTCCAGGACGAGGCGTACGGTATAATTATGGCCGTGCATACGGCTACATGGGTGGTCGTCCGGCAGTCCGTTTAGCTGATGGGCCGCGCTGAAGGTGAACTCTTTCTCTATACGATACACGTAATGACTCCTAAAGTGAAGGCGGCAAGCGGGACCAGTCGCTCTCTGCTGGCAAACCCCTACCCTGCGCGCGGCCGCTCTCCAGTTACAACAGGACGTAAACTCCCGCTGACCGTGGGGGCGGCATCTGACAGGTACCGGTTTCGCCCGCTTCTTGCAGCGGTACGGTACTCTTGCTCTTACCTGCGACTTGGCCTTCACGACTAGATAGGGCTAGCCCGGAAGGAGGCTAGACTCCTTCGGGGTGGACCTGGTATGGCTGCCAGCTCCGGGGCCGGTCTTGTGCGCGGTGGCCTCGTCGTACGGGCTGAAGCCGCGGAGCTGGACCCACCGCTCTTCCAGGTCCGGCCACTTGTCCTTCTGCTTCTTGTCGACGGCGCGCCGGCCCATGAGCTGCTCGCCGAGGTAGAACTCCGGCTCGGTCGGGATGTCGAGCTCCTTGCCGTCCAGGCACTCCTCGTACTTGCCGATCGCCTTCAGGATCATGATGATCGTGTACAGCGCGCCCTTCGTGCCGGCCTCCTCGTCGGCGCCCCAGAGGCACGCGTTCGTGAAGTCCTTACGGTTCGCGAACTCCTGCCACGGTCCCGGCGTGTCCTGAACCGTGAACTCGAAGGCGAGCATCGGCTTGCCGAAGTTGTTGTCCGAACCGGACTCGGTGAGCTCGACGCCCGTGATGGCGAAGTGGTACTTGCCGATCGGAAGGGGTTCCCGATCGCCGGCCTGCTTCTCCTGCTCGGAGACGTTTACGCGGATACCCATGCTGTTACTCCTTGCTTGCCTTTGCCGTTGTCTTGGGAACATAGTGCGGAGTGACTTGGATGTTGAGTGTGGTACCGTAGTGCCCGCCGGCGTGCCCGCTGGCGGTGATGTAGTACCGGTTCTCGTAGTCGGCCTGTACAGGAGTCAGATCATCTGCTCCGATGGCCGCGATCAGAAGGTCGGCAGCCTTCTTGCGAAGAGCGTCCGCGCGCGCATCGCTGGTGTCACTGTCGTGGTCCCGGCGATGCTCCAACTGGGCTACGACTTCATCGCGCGTCCCAGAGGCCGTGATGCTGAAACTCACGGTGCTACTCCCTTGTCTGCCGTCGTTGATGTGTTGGTCTCCATCGGGATGCCGATATGTGTCGTACTCCCGCCGGTGATCGTTGCCGAATGCACGTCGTGCCCCGCCTTGCAGAGCTTGCCCACGAACTCGCACAACAGGTTGTCCGCATCCTCGGGGAGCCCGTTGTGATGAACGCCGTGTCCGAGAATGTGGATGTCCCAGTGTCCCATTTTACTTCACCTCCTTCCGTTCATGAGATAACTATGCCCTCGTACAACTCGTCCATTGACGAGTTAACAAGGACACGCTCGAAAGCGCCTGTCCTGCTCTTGGCCACGTACCCCTCGGTCAGGCCGGTAAGCAAGCAGCGCCTCTGGTCTGTGACGATCTTGGTCTTGCCTTCCGCCTGCTTGTCCTCTAGTACGTACAGATACAGTACGTTCGAGAACATTCCGGCTGCCTGGTTCTTCAGCTTACCGGGCAGGTCAGGATACGTCCACGTGATGCCGGCGTTGTTGCGCTCCGACGCCTCGTGACACACAAAGATGAAGTTGACGGGCAGGTCGCGAAAGGCTCGAATCATGCGACGCATCTGACTGATGGACTGGCCCCACTCGCGGACACTCGGCACGTCGATGTCGACTGGACCGCCTCCCGGCCGGCCAGTCTTCTCTAGATCGACCATGATGTCACGCATGGACAGCTTCTGCGCTTCAGTGCCGGTGTCGACTACTATCGTCTTAAATGGCAGTTCGCCGCCGGAGCCTATGACGCGCTGGCATTCCGTCCAGACGTCCACGTACTGCTGGAACTCCCGTATGTGCATTGTTACTGCCTCGGGAGCCCACCGGCGCAGGGTGTCTAGCTCTGCGGCGTCGGGAACGGTATACAGTACCGGTGACATCGCAGGAACGCGGGCCGCAGTCGCGGCTAGCGCCGTCTTGCCCGCGCCCGGCTTGCCGTAGATCATGATCTTGGCGTGGTGCGGACGCTCGGTTACTCGTGATACTGGAAAGCCGGCAAACTCTGGAGGGTTCCAGGTTCTCGCCAAGGCTTCTATGACGGCCTCGGCCTCGGCAGCCTTCTCTAGGTCATCCGCTGTTGTCATTGTCGTTGTCGTTTCCTTTCTACCTCATACCATGGAGGTGTTTGCACAAAACCTGCGCCCAGTTCACCCTGGAAGTCATGACCGGCGCGCTTGGCTAGGCACGGGCTGAGAAAGGCACATCGCCCGCAGCGCATGAGATTCGGGTGTGGACGAACGTTATCTGGGTCCATGTACAGGATCTCGTGCGTTGCCTGCATCAATTCCCGCCCGATGACGTCTATCTGAGCTGGTGTCTTGAAGATCTTGAACTGCCTGAAGTACTCTTTGCCTTCCTGCTGCAGCCAGTATAGGTAGGCGTCGTAGCGACCTTGCCTGAACCCGACCTTGTCCTTCTTGAAAGTGCGAAGGGCAGTATAGTAGTCCGTCAGCTGCAACTTGTTAACGCTGTATCCCCCGCCCTGCAGTAGCTTAGGCGGCTTCGGATAGGTCTTCCGGAACTGGTTGTAGATGGCCCCGCAGACCTGGATGTCCAATTGCCAGGCAGCCCACAGGTACATACCTAGCTGGGTATCTTGCTGCAAGTAGTCGATGTCTTCATAGGACAGTAGCTGGGCGGCGCTCTTGTGGTCAACTAGCCACAGACTACCTACCGGGTCCTCGAAGATAGCGTCGATACGGCAGCCGAAGACTACAGGCAGTCCTCTCCACTCATGGGGCGGAGCAACTGAGACCCTGCCAGACTGGACGGCCTTTGACGCGACGATCTTCTCCAGCAGTGGCTCGTAGCGGTCCATGTACTTCTGCCAGCAGCGCATGCACCGGCAGCGCAGGTTCAGCTCTACTTGATACTCCTGCTCGACGACGATCGGTGTGAACAGCTCGAAGTCCAGACTACGAACGACGTTCACAAGCATGTTACGCCCTAGGCGGCGCCGCTCGGCATAGTCCTCAGCGTCTTGGGCGTCGAGGACGATCTTTCCTAGGCGGCCTAGGTACTCATCGATCTGAACGTTACACTCTTGCTGGAATACCTCCCAAGCGTCGTCCAACAATTGCTGCTTCGTGCGCTGGCGCCATACATGAGGATCGTAAACCTCTTTGAGCGCTAGATGCCATGCCCTACCGAACTCCAGCGGCTTTGGCGTCCTGATCGGCTCCCAGCCGTCCCGGTATTCCCAGGCCCACTCTTGCGGGCACTCATCAAGTCCACGTATCTCGGACGAGTGGATCTCGTGTACCAGCTCGTCCACTAGTGCTCCTCCGCCCAAACATTGGCGGCCTTTGTATAGCACCCTCCAGGATGACCTTGAGCGGCGTACAAGCAGTCCTTATCGTGTACCTGTACCGGCAATAGATTACGTGGACGCTTCGTCATCCCAGTTGGCGGCGGTGCTTGAATCCTGCTGCCGGTCTTGTTCGCCACCTCTCGGAGATCGGCCAGGCTGGACATTGCGTAGACGCCTTGGACGTCGTAACCGAGATGGCGCGCGAGATACCGGGCCTCTTCAATACCTTCGACCGTATTGGTGAACACTCCGGAGGACTGGTCGTTCCTGCCGATCAGCACGCAGTAGTTCAATCCCTGGCCAGGGAGCGGCGCTAGTTCGTCCTTGTCTCCATGGGCAGGACACGCCCGCATGCTCGAGATTGCAACGCCCGGAATATTGTCAATGACGCATGTACAAGTTGGTTCGCTTGGATCGCTATCACTATCTTTCATACTAATAGTATATCATTGGAAGAAGACGAATCTCGCTGATATTCCACCGAAATTTCGAGGAATTTATTTGGCGGACAATCCGACGTATGCAGTGCCTAATTTTAGGCAAAAAGAAAGGGCCGACGCTCCTGGCTGGAGCGCCGGCCCGTGGGTCTACTTGAACATCTGTTGGCGAAGCCGCCGCATAGGCTTGCGGTTCCGCAGCGCCTTAAGCGTGAGCCATAGCGAGCGGCGACGACGGCGATGCCACATTGATACCTCCTCTACTGCTCCGTGAGCGGGATCCAGAACGAGCCGGTCGGCGGGCCGCTGAAGACCCACCCAGCGTTCCAGGTCTTGCGGACCGTCAGTCCGTGCCACCAGATCTGGTAACCCCGCTGGGGGGTGCTGATGAACTCGTGGTGCTGGTTGTACATCCGGCCGACCGAGTTATGCTTGATCCCTCCGAACATGAACAGCGTCTGGGGCAGCGGCACATCGCGATTCTTCGGCACGTCCAGCAGCTCGACCGCATTGTTCGTGCCGGGAATGCCTCCGATGACGTATTGCGGGTGGGCTGCCAGCGCGATCAGGACGGTGCCCTTGAGGACAATCCCGGTCCAGATCTGGAGCGCGTCACCAGCCGTGCAGCCGAACACGTACAGCTCGGCATGGTTGGCAGCGTTTCCGGCCGTGAGGCACTGGCCGCGTTCGCCGTTCGGATGGATCGTGCCCTCAAAGTGGTACCCCGTAACTGCATGGCGCTGTACGATAGCCGCCGGTCTTGTGAGGGCGGCGCTGGCTGGTCCCGCTGTCATGGAAATACCTCCGATCCCGATTGCGGCTGCTACCGCGACGGCTAGCCACTTTTGTTTCATTGATCACCCTCTCGGGCCTGAATTGCTGCAGAATTTCTACAGCGCCTACGTGTTAGGGCTTCTGGTAGACCGCCATTGCCGTGTCCGTGGCGATGATCGGCCAGTCCAGCTTCGAGGGGGAGTTACCGAGGATCAGGTAGGCCCCCGAAGACATGTGCTCCGTGACCTGGGCTTCCAGCGCCATGGCGACGTCGTAAACCCAGATGGGTCGGTTGTGGAAGACGATGTCGTACGAACCGTAGCCATTGAAGAGCAGGGCATCGTTTACGACTGCCGACGCTGCAGAATCGTATTGACGTATCAGGGCCCTAGCGCTTGCGACATACTCTGGATTGATGTCGAAGCCGTCAGAGTCGAGGCCGAAGACCTTATCGACCATAACTAGCTTCGTGCCGACGCCGCAGCCGACTTCAAGAAGGGAAGTCGGCTGGCCCATGTAGTTCGTCTGTGTGTGTAGTAGCACAGCATTGACCAGGTAGCCGAAACGGCTCAGCGGGTGTGGCTTGAAGTTCCAGTGATCACCGGTTTTGCTGTTGTCGATCGACACGGCCTCCAGGCCGACCAGTTCGTTGATCAGGTTGCGAACGCTCTGGTCCGCCCACGAGAAGTCGAACCCTGCGACGTCGTGGTCGAGGTCCGCTTCTCCTACCAGCTTCGGCGCCTCGTCGGTCATCGTTCCTCCGTATGTGTTTTGTATGTAACGAACTACGTCCGTATAGCTGAACAGTGAGTCGCTCACGACTGCTGTGCCCGTGCTTGCTGGACTTGCTTGGCGACCTTCTCGATTGCCAAGATTGCGTTAAATGCCAACTTGAGATCGGTTATGAGACCGGCGCGCTTGTCTGCGTCCTTTGCGTACGGGAGTACTCCGCGCCGAACTAGGTAGTCGAAGTACCCATCAGGATCGTCCAGGATGAATGCGAGCGCGTGAACGGCAGGCGCCAGTGCTGTATGCCCGATGTCGGCCGGCCCCGGATCGACAGGAGCCTTTCCCAGGAGGACCTGCTCTACGGGTTCGAAGTCGACGCTCACGACTGTCCATTCACGCGTATCTGCAGCGCAGCCGACTCGAGCGTCTCCGCTGTCGTGCTGGCGTCGGTTGACGTACTCAGCAGGCGAAGACGGCCGTGAGGGCATACGGCGATAAGGATCACGCCAACAACCTCATCCTCTGAGACGTGGACGATCTCCGCTACCTTGGCAATAATTTCTCCGACGGTCTGGCTCATGGTCCCTCAATCAGCGTCAATCCGAGTGGGAGCTTCCTTCTGTGGCGGACGATTTCGTATCTGGCCGTGCCTAGTCCATAGTGCCACTGCAGGGCAATGCCGCCGTTGACCTTATCTCCATTGTAGTATACGTGCCAGTAGTAACCGAACTCGCACTCAGTGATCTCGATCCGGTACCGGTGGACGCTCTGGGACGAGGTCTCGATTGAGGTACTGCTGGTCGGTGAAGTGTTGGCAGTCACAGTGAGTGCCCCCGGGACATTGTGCGTGCTGGCGGTTCGCCTCTTCGACGTCTCCCGCCGCGAATGCCTTGCCCGCAGCCTTACAGGGATCGCACGTCACGGATGGGCCCTCACCTCGTCCAGGAGTGCCTGGTACTCGCGATGCGCCGCCCGCTTGGTAGCGGCTCGTTCGTTGTTGTCGTCTCCATGCAGTTCTGACTCGTCGACCACATAGCCATTCACGATTTCATACGCCTTGAGCGTGTGCGGCTTCTCGTCCCAGTACCACTTGCGATACCTCGTGCGAAGGACGATCTCACCAAGAGGCTTTTCAGTTTTGGACATTACTACCGCTTCCTTTCCTCTTCCCATATGAGCGTTTGTAGCCGCGTACTGAGACCGAACCCTCGGTCGATTGCGCGTTGCCCTAGCCGTATCGTGCCCGCTAGGACCTCCCTGCGCGTACGTCCTTCTGGCATGAGCATCACCTTCCCTGGCGGGATCTCGTAGCGGTCGGTCAGTAGGTCGACCTCTTCGAGGTCCTCCTCTATCTGTGCCTTAGTAATCACGAACTTGAAGGTAACGTTCTGGAGGCCGGCAAAGAACTGTAGCGGGGCGTCTACGCGTCTTGTCTGCGTAGTGTTGCCGCTGGAGTGCAACTTCGGCGAGACGACGTAGTGCGCAACGTGCCCGTGAAGCAGGAAGCCTGGCAACTTCGTACCCGCAGTCTCGATGTGGATCTGATAACCGGCGTGCTCGAGCGTGTGGGCCAGCTCGCCTAGCAAGTCTGTAGCCCTAGTAAAGAGCGCAGGCTCGTCCCGCGTCATCAGCCTACCGCCGGTCTGCAACAGCGGTTCGCCTCCTGAGAAGACTACGATACAAGGATCGGCCAGCTCAAGGAGCTTCGTACGGACCTCCATGACAGTCATCTCATGAATTTCGGCTTCGCGGGAGTAGACAATCTTGTCCTCGTGTCGCTTGGCTGTCGCTTCCGTAAAGGCCCAGGTGTAAGCGGTATCGCACCAGCCGCAACGAAGATTGCATATCGCGAGCCGTACCCAGAGAGCTCGCTGGCCGATGAAGGATCCCTCACCCTGAAGGGTCGGGCCGAAGATCTCGTTGATCCGCAGTTTCGGAAGGTCGAGCCTCAAGTGGGTTCCGCTCATTAACTACCTCTCGTGTCGTACGGTCCTCATAGGTGTACACCGTAGCAGTTTTTACTGGCCACTCATACACCCACTGCTGGTGTGTAGTACAGAAATACGTGTACATGCCATTTGAGTCTTTGACGCTCTTCATGGTGAGACTGCACGGAGCCTTCTTGTCGAACCAGCTGCATTCTCGGGGCTTACCGGAACTCCACGACATGACGCCCTATCTTGATAGCTCGCATTTACAGGATAGGTAGCCGCAGCGTATGCAGCCCCGTCCTCCGTTGCCCCTAAGCCGCAGGCAAACATTACAGCCATGATTTGGGGAACGGCGTCCCCAGCGTACGGTATTATGGCCGCAGCTTTTGTATGGCACGCGACCTATCCTTACCGGAAGGCGCACTCTAGTGCTGATACTGTACGGAGGATACCCTACAGGCCCTGTGTCCTCAGTCAGGTTCCACTCAGGACTGTAGTTCTTGATCCCCTGAGGGTACCTGCGTGCCGTTTCCATAATGACCCCCTCTCCAGCTGGATCGCTTGGATATTCTCATATACTATAATTATACTATGCCCTACGGGTAAAAATCCAGCCGACCTATCGGGGCGGGATTGGTCCCGCCGCCTGACCGTTTGCCGCACTGTTTGCCTTCATGATTGCAGTGCGTATGCCTTCGTACGAAACCTTAATGGCCTCCTTGATCTCGTCCTCGGTCGGCAGGAGGCCGTTGAGGACGTGCACGTTAGCCTGGAGCGGTAGCTCCACGCCGAGGAGCACGGCCCCGTGAAGCGGTCGGCCGCGCGCTGCGATGATGAGTCCGTATCCCGTGGTCTGGACGACGACCTCCGTCTTGGGATCCTGTACCTGGAAGGTACCCCACACGACGTCCCAGGTCGCGACGTCGAGACCGAACTTGCCGCTATCGAGGTTCCTGGCGACCAGGTCGCAGAGTCGCTGCTGGCAGTTCGGGACGGAGGTAACTTTCTCTTCGTTCTCACTCATCTCCGAGCATCTCCTTCAGGATCTTCCACTTTCGGATGTTTGTGTCTCTGACCTTGTTGTCTACTGTGCCGGGCGCAAAGAAGTCCACGACCTCAACGGGCCATACTTGCCCAATCCTGTGCACCCGGTCTTCTGCTTGGCGGTTCTTAAACGGCGACCAGCATCGATCTAGAAAGACCACCGTGCTCGAGCTGGTTAGCGTGATGCTCTCGCCACCCGCCTTTATCGTACCGGCGAAGACGTCCAGCTTTCCTGACTGGAAGTTGTCTACGATCCAGTCCTTGTGCGAATCAGGAGCCGCACCGGTATACGCCCCGACCTTTAGGCCCTCCTGGATCAGGCGGACAGTTACGAGGTCGATCATACTACGGCTCTGGCTGAAGATGACCGTCTGTCCTGAGCGGTCCTCCAACCAGTCCACTAGGTCGTCTAGCTTGGCGGACGGCTCAATCAGGCGAACCTTGCGAACAGGCTCGCCCCATCGGTCGACTCGTTCGGTAGGGGTCCATTCAAGGCTGGCGAGCGCAGCTTGTTGTAGGCGCACGAGTTGGGCGACAACAAACATCCGATTTACTTCTAGGGGCTCATCTTGATGTTCGCCGATCCAGGCCTTGAACTTCCGCTTCAGGTCGTCGTAGACCTTCTGCTGCGACGGGTACAGTTTGACGTTCACGACGCTGAAGTACTTCTCGGGCAAGTCGATGCCGACGTCCTTCTTGAGACGGCGGATGTAGAACGGCGCGATAGTCGCGTGGAAGCGCTCAATGCGAGCGGGATCAAGGCCAGTTACTGACTGATGCATGACGTGGCCGCGATCGTCGCCTTCGCCGTCTAGGCCAAGCCAGCGACCTTCGACTTCTTCTGTTGTACACCAGTCGCGCACGAAGATCTTCAGTGGGTTCTTGACGCCGCCGGACGGGAACTTGGCCGGTGCGACCCAGTTCAGCGGACTCCACATATCTTCCGGCTTGTCGTCCGCAATGCTGCCCGAAGCGCCCGTCTTGTAGACGGTCTTGAGGCTGATTACCTTGAGGCGCTGCTGCGCCTTCGGGTTCTTGATCCGATGTACCTCATCGGCAATGACGTGGAACCATTGGACCCGCGTCATGGTTGCCATATCTTTCAGCCGCAGTGCCTCATAATGACAAATATAGAACGTCGCCGTCTTGTCCTGCACCGCAGTTATAAAAGGCGCGCGGTTCTTGCGGTCAATAACGGCTAGATCAGCTCGAGACAGTCCTAGAAGCTCTAGGAGCTTTCTTTGCCAGAATTCGTGTACTGAACGAGGCGCGATAATAAGAGTCCGTAGACCTCCGCCGGGATGGGCCGCCCGAAGGTGGGCGTCTATAGCTATGCACTGATAGGTCTTTCCAGTCCCCGGCTCGTCTGCAATAAGCCTGCCGGAAATTTCAGGGATACCTAGGCGTTCGACTAGCTCAGATTGAAACGGATACAGATAGGCATCAACCTGTACGTCTGGGGGCAACCGCTTGCCGGAATGATCATACGCCGCGTGGCAAGCTACGCACAACGCTACGTACCGTGCAGGCTGGGCCCTCGTACCAGTACCGTGTATCCGCGCCCAATGCGCGGCTATTTGTCCGCAATGCATCTGGCAGTGGTACTGTGCAGCAGGCCCGTTCTGATAACGATTCCGTAGATGGTCTGCCTGATAGGCGTTGTTCTGCTCAGGGTTATCGCGCCGAAAAGCCTCCTGCCGCGGTCGCTGCCTCGCGTTATGACAGGCAGCACAAAGGTAGTCTTGTATACGCCGCCTAGCGGCGGTCCAATTTCCGCCGACTACGAGAGTAGCCTTACACTGGCGGCAAACCTTTGCGACCTCGTTCATGTAGTCCGCCTAGACTGAAGGTACCCCGACAGGTATCATGATGCCTGCTGCTCGTCCAATGCCTGCTCAAGCAGCAACACTCGCCGCTCGAGTGCATCGATACGTGCTCGATCATGCAGCCAGCGTTGGCCGCTCCTAGTAAAGGCCCGCTCGGTCGGCGGCTTTACTATTTGCCATTCGCTGGGGATGCCTCGTCCGCCACGCTGGAGCTGCTTAATGCAGCCCATCGTCTGCAGCCGTCGCATAATGGGCGTGTAGTGACTGATGTTGTACCCGAGCTGTTCGATCAAGTACGTCGTGTGCCCTGTGTAGAGGCGGATGGGGTGCGAGACCTCATCTATCGCCTCTGCAAGCAGCGTGACCTTGCTCTCCGCTGCCATCGCCTCGTAGACGATACAGCACTGCTCATACAGTCGCGCATCAACCACGGCTGGTTCACCTCCTCTCAATGCCAACACCTAGTGGACCGGACGGGATTCGAACCCGCAAAATCCGCGATAGGGTGCGACCCTACTCCTGAACTGCCGGCCCTTGTGGGCCTGCCCGGGGCTGGAAGCGTCCAGGCGAATGAACTCCTGGCGGCCTTTGACCCGAACCCCGGGCAGGACACCGTCCCGCGTAGCAGTCGAGAGCGCGTTTCCCAGCCCGAATAACCGCACTTGTCTGCGAACGGATTAAGGGCCGAACTCAGCTGCATAGCAGGACGCCTATAGTGGAGGACACGGAGCTCCCTAACAGTTGCACTCGACCGCTGGGTCTCACTCCGTGTCCTCCTACGAGGACGAACGCCAGTCAGCCGCGAAGTCGACCTATTACTACGCGACCTATCCGTCCTCGCACAGGGGGCCGGTATCCCCCTGTGTACCACAAGTGGGAGGCGCGGGAATCGAACCCGCCCTTCCGAACTCCACGAAGGATAAAAGTTCGGCGTGCCCATTACACTATCCTCCCCGGCCTTACTCGGCCTCGCCGACGTCGGCGCCTTCCTCTTCGTCCTCTTCGTCGAAGCCCTCATCGAGCTCGTTCTCGACAGGCGCGGCCGCGTCGGCGCCTTCAGCCGGCGCTTCGCCGTCCTTGGCCTCGTCGTCCTTCTTCTTCTGCCCGCCCGCGGCACGCTTCGGCCGATTGATCCACCACTCGGTGGCCTCATCAATCTTCACGCCGGGCCGCGTAGTGGTGTGCCCGTGCTCGTTGGTCTGGAGCTCGTCGTACTCCTTGCCGGCTGCGTCGAAGTGCTTGACGGGCATGCCGTTGCTCTTCGCGTTCCGGGACAGGATGTAGATCTGAGCGGTGTTCATCGTCGCCGGTGCATGACCGTTGTCGACAAGGTGGTGATGGAACTCGACCGGGGTCGACCAGCCATCAGGGAGCTTGTGCTTGCGGGGCTTGACGGGAGCGGCCGGCTTCGTCTCGGTCTCGGCGGCCTTCTCCTCAGTGTCTGCCATACGTCCGCCTCTCGGCTAGAAAATTACGCTTACGATTAATTCTATCACCATATCCTATGGAAAACGCTAGAAATTACCTGAAAATCCCTTAGAAGTTTCTTGTCAATATACCAATGGACAGGTGAAGGGGCTCCGGCCTGGGGGGGGATAGGCGCGGAGCCCCTTCACGTCTTGTTACGGCAGGTGGGCCTCGTCGGTCCACTTGTAGAACGAACCGCCCCACGGTGAGGCTGTCGTCATGCCGCGGAGTTGCGCGCCCGTACCGTCAGGGTTGACGATCAGGCCGGTCTTCACATTCGTCAGGGTCCCGTTGGACGCCTGCACGAACTCCTGGAATGGGCCCGTGTTACAGCTCGTCAGGATGAGACCGTTCGGCAGAGGATCACTGGCCCAGCCACCGCCCGGGTCGCTGACGCACAACCCAGTTGCGATACCAGTCCTGCCGTTTACAGCTTCGAACCTCCAGGTGTTCACTGCGCCGGTGAATGCTGGCTGCTGGAGGAACTGCGTAGCAGGGTCGGTCTTCGTTGCCGACCAGCCCGCGATGACGGCGCCAGCGTGGAAGTGCTGTTGGTACACATCGAAGCCATTCCCGAACGGGTTGACCTCATCGCCCAGCACGCCGGGCACATGAACCCTGGTCGCGCTCACCTGGAGGGTGAACGTCTCCGATGCCACCGCGCCGTCGGCGGTGTCGGTGACTGTCGCGAAGTCGAACGTTCCCGGCGCCAGCGTGCTGTCGGTCGCGACGAGGATGTTGCCCGCGGTGACGAGGCCGGTAGCCGGATTCACCGGAGTGATCGGTGCGGAACTCGCCACCGTAACCACCGACTGATTAAGGCTACCGCCTTGATCCGTACAGACATTTTTGGACCCCGAGACGTAACCGTTGCAGCCGACCACGAAGTGTCCCGTGAATACAATGTTCGGGTACTCCGTGTTCGGCAGGTTGTCGAGCCGCTGAGAGAACGTCTCGGCCGTCGCACCGGCGAGTGTATTTGCCGCCGTGACGACGATCTGGAAGATCGCCCTCTCGGTCGCGCCGTGCGACGGGTTCGGCGAGCCGGTGATGCTGAACGTGTACAGTCCGGTACCGAACGTTACCGGCGGGGTGACCGTGAACGGTGACGAGCAGCTTGTGAGGCTGCTCGTTGTCCAGCCCGCCGGACCCGTGGCCGCTAGGGTCGAGTGATCGATGTTGTGACACGCCAGCGTTGCCGATCCGGCGGCCGCGTTGGGCGCGCTGAGCTCGATCCACGCTTGTGTCTCAGGCGGGTTCGCCTGGAACGACGTGTCATTGTAGGTCGCGGCACTTGCCGCTCCCGCTAGTGCGCCCGAACCACCTCCAATCATGGCTAGGGTTGCTGCCCCTGCCAAGATACTCTTCCAGTGCATATCGCACCCTTCGAGTTCCGGCTCCTGCGGCCGGTGGCCAGACCATCTGGCTGGGAGCGACGCCAAGAGCGCGTACCGGAAGAGATCATCAGTACGCTGGACACTCTCAACGTCGCCGCCAGCCAGATGGTACATGGCCTGTCACCTCCTGCCCCCAAAATTTTGCTTATATGCTAATTATACTGTAGGCATCTGGAACAAATCCAGCCACCCTCCTTGGGTTTTTTGATGCCTTTTAGATCACGATACCCGGCTGTTCTCGCAGATGCAGTGATCGGTAACTCTTGCGAAGCCGGCGACCCGCTCAAAGAACATACCGTTTCTGCGCACGAGCAGCTCGATTATGCCGTAACCGGTGTGACTAAGCTTGACGTTATTCGCGCCGTGTATCCGCTTGTACCGCAGTATAGTGCAGTACTCGCACTCACTCATTAGGCTCCTGTCGGTAACGTTATACTTCGCCCTCGGAAGGCGCTCCCGGCAGGTCGGTCCACTCGTCCTCTACTAGGGCTCCGCCTACAGGACGGCGGCCAGGCTCGATTGGGTCCCACGAGGTACGGCCGGTCTCGTACCGGACGTCCATGAGCGCCAGCGTCTTGCGCCCACCTAGCTGAGCTCTAGGCTCGGGCGGGATCGGCGGGAGCCCTTGAATGCGGAGTAGTGTCATGCCCCGCGGGCCATGAACGTAGATTACCCCACGCGCATTGTCGACCTCGAGGGCGCAATTCCTGATAGTGGTACTCACGGCGTGGTCGCTCCCTCGTGTACCTGGGGCATTCCGACATGAACGAGTAGGAGATCATGTGTCGGACCGTAGTACTCGGTAACGCTATGACGAGACCAGCGGTCTTGGGTCATCTTGTCGTATAGGCGCTGTAGGTACTCTGGAGCCGTAATGCATATCCAGTTGTCCTGCTTGAACTCCAACCAGAGATCGCCGTCGGCGTCCTCAATGATGCGGCTAGTCAGCCGTGCGTCACGGTACATTGTCCTCTCCATCTCGCGGGTCGTCGCAGTCGTCCCTGGCGACTGCCATGCCATCTCGGAATCCTTGGATGTGCATCGTCCACACGACGAAGTCGGTTAGTGTCGGCTTCGTGTCAGACTCCATGCAATCCCTAATATAGTCGCTCCAGGCGCGGGACAGCTCTGCCTTCACTGCAGCAGAACTGTCCGCATCCCAGCCATCAACCGGCTTGTGCAGTAGCGGCACTTTCCGCCTCCGGGTTAAACGTGAACTGTACGTAAGAACCTGCCGGGAACTCCTCGCTTGCCTGGCCTTCTGAGACGGTTACGCGATGAACCTCGATCGTCATCGGCGGCCTCCGAGACCTAGCATGCCTCCGGAGGAGGATCGTGAGCGACTCAGCTGTACAGTCGAAGTCGCGGCCCTCCAACACGAAGTGTTCCTCACCGTTCGTCCATAGCGGCCAGTCATACTTGGCCGGCCGTCCTAGCGCCGGAGTCGGGTGTGGGGTGGCCATATATTCCTCCTTTGTTTGTACTTATCTAATTATATCACCATTCTCCGATGAGATCAACCCCCTCCGTTGCCCTTGCCTTTGCCGAGCACATTCCCTACGGCCGCCATCTCTGGGGTGAGGAAGGGGAGCTCGAAGCCCTGCTCCCTCCATGAGGTTACCTGAACGACGGCCTCGTCCTGCCGGACGACATGCTCCCAGCAGGCACCACAGGCGTCGCTATCAGCTAGCTTGCGCCGATTGTTGTGCCCACGGGCCTTGCACAGCTTTGCCGCCTTTCGGGCCAGGAAGTGCTTGCTGGTAAAGTGGTCCGGCTCCCACCCGACGTCTACGGGCTGATGCCCTTTACCTTTCCGGACTTGTGCACGGTGGCGCTTGACATGCTTGAGTGCTGCTTCGACGGAGAGCTCACCGGACTCGACACGCTTCTGGGTATTAACTGAAAGCTCGAGGAGGCCCAGGTATCGGCTGATGTTATAGGCGCTAGTACCGAGCGTATCGGCGACCTGCGCCTGCGTCATCTCCGCCTCATCGCGCAGGCGCCCGTAGGCTCGGGCGCGCTCCATAGCGTTGAGCTGCTTGCGATGGTCGTTTTCATGCATTCCGACGATGATGGCGTGCATCCATTGAGGCATATTGTTCGGCAGTTGAATGACGCGTGCGGCTATCATGTAGCCGGGCCGGATAAGGCGGCACGCTGTCCAGCGGCGCTCGCCGGCCTCGAGTATATAGCGGTCCTTGCCACGCTCCGTGTCTTCACGGACGAGTACCGACTGAAGTAGTCCGTATCGCATGATGGAGTTCCGAAGCTCTGCAACGTCTCCAGCCTCCACTCGAGGATTGTCAGGGTTGGGGCGAATATTGAGCGCCGGGATCTCGATCTCGGCGACGATGCGACTGCTCATGTTGCCTCCTGTACGTGTCTGCCTGCGGCTGCAGGCGATCCGGTATGGGCCTCGATGAGGTGGTCCAGCCGGCTGCGTAGCTTGATCGCTTGTTCCCAAGTAATCGGCTCGATCGTTGTGACGTTGGCGCTGTACACGAAGAGTACCTCTACCATGTCCGGCGCTGCAGTACTGATACGCGCGCCGACGTCTTGAGTAGACACTACTGTTTCCTCCTCTGTAGCACTTGCCGGAATATCCGGTCTATTGGGTCCTCTTCCCGTTGGGAAGCTGCCAATTCATTCAGCCAGTGACAATGGAGCCGGTTGGTCTGGTTAGCCTCAAGGCAGAGCGCGCAGTATTCCTCGCCCTCGGCAGGCGGGTTAGTGCAGGGATCGCAATGCCAGAGCGCTGCACAGGGGCACTTACACGCCGGAGGAGGCGTCGTCACAGGTCTATCCCCTCATCATCTGGCGGGCTACGGTTACGACCGCACGTCTGTCCAGTACGTTACTCAGTTGAGGCCACTCCTGCTCGGGCGCGATATCAGCCATGAGGTTCCGGCACCCTCCGAGCATGTTTGCGATAAAGTTGCGTACGATCGTCGCGGTCGGCCTGCGACACTTTGCGTGGACCCACCAGCCAAACCTTGGCGACTGGGTGAACCCGAACGAGTCGCCCTTCTTCATCTTGTTGCCGGTACTCCCGCACGGGCAAGCTAGCGCCGGGCGCGCGATCATGGCATCGATCGTCGCGCCCGCAGGCACGTTCGGCATTTCGCTGGTATGCATTGGGACCTCGCTGCGCATTGCGTTGAGCATGTCGCGCGCGAACTCCTCGGCCGCCTCCGCATTCGGTATTGTGATCAGTATGGTCCTTGCAGGGGAAGGCATATTGGTTCTCCTATTCCATGCTGGCTAGCAGCGGCATATGCTAGCTAGCTGCTACTGACACCTGGCAGGTATTGCCAGGTGGCCGAAGACAGCGGTCGGTAGGCTCCATATACAGAAATATGTAACGTGCGAGCTGTGCCGTTAGCACGCAGCCTTCACATACACAAAAGTCGTCGTGGGTCGGCGCGGGTTCGCGCAATTTCACTGCGTCTCCTCACCGTCAGGCATGTATTGGGCGTACAGCTCCTTGGACGGGTACAGCCCTGTTCATTCCGCCTCTACCTGACGCTCGAACTCGTCCGACTCAGGCTGGTCGACGTGGGGGTCTTCTTCCTTGGCCCACATGTGGAAGTCTGCAGCGGCGTAACCTCTGCGGTTCTCCTTATTGAGCCAGAACTGCTGGGTCTCGATACCGTACGGTCTTAGCAGAGCTGCTATCTTCCTAGGTGCTACGGTCGGTTCCTCGAGCCAGTCTGCCCAAGCACACCGGCCGTGGAGCTTCCGCTGAGTAGCCATCATCTTGATGAGCTCACCGGTCGGCATCTTCGCGTCCGGCTGCGTCGCAGCCGCGACGGTCTGGATGAACTCCATGCCCGTCGAGATATGAGGCTTGCCTGTAATGTTGCAGAACAGCTCGAGCACAGCTTCCCGCGCCCGCTTGCCCCATTCCTCGCTCGCCAGGTCGCCTAGAGCTACTAGGACGCGCGCGATCTGCTTCTGGCGGTTGAACATCTGGTGCGGCATCTCGGGGCGCAGGTTCAGTTCCGGCCCGCGATCCGTTAGCCATTCACGGAGCCCTTCACGGATCCGCTTGGCCTCCGCCCTATACAGGTCGGGCTCGTAATCATCAATCTCGGCTGTCATCGGTGCCTGTAGGAGGTGAACCTCGACGCACCTGGACATCATCGTCTTCGGCAACTTGCCGATTCCGGCAAATGCTGCCGGCCCGAAGCAGGGGAACCTGACTACGTCGTTTCCTACAACTCGTAGCACGAATCCGTCCTGGTAGGCGCCTTCGTTCAAGATGCCTCGTAGCACCCTGCCGCGCTCTCCCGTACCGGACTTGCCCCAGATGCCGTCGGCCTCGTCGAAGCACAACGTTGGGTGCTCCTGCTCGATGATCTTGTAGATCGACGGGGCGCTCGCGTTCGGCGTCATGACTGCATTGCAGGCCAGCGCCAGCAGCATTCGCAGTACGGTTGTCTTGCCGGAATCTTCTCCGGGCGCGAATACGCCTAGGCGCGGGGTCGCGAAGTATAGCTTGTAGACGTACGTATGCGCAATCCAAAGCGTGATCGCGACTAGTTCGGCTTCCGACGCGTAGATGAAACGCGATACGAACGCGTATATCTCATCCAGAGGTGTTACGACCGGCTTAGTGAAGCCCGGTGGGATCACCTGTTCCATCAGGTGGTCCAGCAGCGGCTGGTCCGCTATTGATGTCATTCTCTTCGTCCACCTCCTCGAGTTCCTTAACTGTCGGGATCGACACTTCGCGACGGCACCGCCGGCACTGCGCCGCGACCCCGTCCCATTCCTCCGTAGGGTCGATCCAGGCTAGCAGGTCTTCCACACCCTCACAGGCGCAGGGCTTCTTGGAGTCCTCCAAGCCTCCACTATACCCGACTAGGTACATGTAGGCCCCGAAGGCCGCCTTGGTCTTGAATAGGTAACTGCGGGCCTTCACCGTCATGTCTGCTATCTCGGCATGCATTGAGTGCCGCTCGCGCAGCTTGGCGTAGTATCGCAGGGCGAGTTCAGCTTCCGTCATCGGCACCGTTAATCATCTCCTGCGCCTTCTCCCACATATTGAGTGCTTCCTCCTTGCCTATATTCTCGAACATCCATATTCTGGCGCTCAAGAACCCCGCGACGTAGAGCTCCATGGCGTAGCCTTCTACGTCATGCGCGCCGATTACTCGAACCGGTGGGTTGTCCATTGCCTGCTGGTATGCGTTCCATGCGGCCCGCAGCTCGGGAACATCCGTCTCGAGCGCCTTGTAACCGGCCTCGTGTAGGTGTATGGCACACATCAGCGCTGTGCCGGTGTAGCTGCCATCCGGCCCGATGCCTACAAGGTTCCCGTAAACCTCGTCGGTTACGAAAGCCAGGCCCTTGATGCCGTGCGTGTTCTCTCCGTCATAGTACCAGGTCTTCTCTTCCATGTCCGTCCACCTCCTCCCTTTATTTTTTACCTATAATTTAATTTTACCATACCACCCGAGTAAAATCTAGTCCTCTCTTTCGTCGTCTTCTTTGAACTTGTCCCGGAGCCGCTTCTTCGTGAGCGCCCTTCCGAGTTGCCACTCCACGTCCGCGATAATCAGTGCGAGCCAGAAAATCAGCACACTGTACCAGTTTCCAGGCCCGAAAAAGGCTGCTAGAGCCATCAGTACGTTGATCGCAGCAAACGTGTCGTAGATGTTCCATCCTGCGTCGTCGAAACGCTTTCGCCACTTCATCTTGCCTCCTCCCACCGCCGCGCAGGGGCCGCATTGCACCTGGGCTTCCCTGCGCGACGGTGGCCTGACGCATCGATGCCTGGCCACATGCTACGGTAAGCGGCCGATATTGTAGGGCCTTTGCCACGGCAACCAACCGCGGAGGTATGACAACCCCATGACGGGCCTCCTTTCTCTCGGTGAAGGGCCTTGGCGCCGCCTCTGGGCGCCGCTCTCCCTTCAGGAGACTGCTCGAGCCATGCTGGTAGGCGCTTCCAGGCACCTAACTCGAGCAGTCCGCTCAAGGGAGCTACCTGTCAGGGCTGAGATCCTCCCCTTCGGCAGTTTCTCCCGGGCGTCTGTGCTTTGAGCAGCTCGCACAGCCAAACATGGCGCGTAGCCGAACAGTGGGGCCTGAACGGCCAGGCCGCGTAGAGCCTGATCATGAGTTCCATTGCTTCTCCTAGCGTGGCCACCAGTACCACTTACCGCCCGTGAACTTCACACGGGCGCCACACTTCTTGACGTCGCGGCACTCCAGGACCTTGCCCTCTTCGTTAGGTCCCGGGTCCGCCTGAATAGTGGCTACACAGCACTTAAACATGCCGCTAACTTGGATCGTGCTCCCGATAGTGTCGCTCTGCATCAGAGCTTGCACCCCCTGCTTAGTTGCTCGCCTCTATCGTCGAATGTCCCTGAGGCTGCCCGGCGCCCGACACCGTCGCGCGAATTCTGAGTGCCCGGGCGATATCTCCGCTCGAACCGTGTCCCACATGGGTGCCTCCAGTGTCGCGGCGTCTGCCGTGCCAGGTGCGCTTCCACCGCTGAAGCTGGCCGCTACCCCGGTTGAGATACCGTACCGGTACGGTGTTACTCACGCTTGACCCACCTTCCGTCTATCAGGATGTGACCATCCTCGATCATCGCCTTTGCGGTCGCCTGTATCTCGAGCTGGCCGCCCGGCCCTATACCCATGACCGCATAACCGTGCCGGACCATCTTGACCAGCATCAGGTCGATCACGGCGTTCTGACCGCCCGGCCTGAACGCGTCCGTATGGCCGCCGGTCATGATGACCTGCACGGCCTTGTCGGTATCTAGCTGAACTGTATCTTCGGGCCACGGCATCGCCGGCTCGTTCATTTCGGAGCCCTCCGGGCGACATAGCAGGCAACGTCGCCGTCTACCAGCTCGATGCTCTTGATCCACCTTGGGTCCAGGGACTGTGTTCCGGCCGCCGGGCGGGCGCTCCATTCGAGCTCACCAGTCCCGGTCGACGCCGGCCAGAGGTAAACCAGGACGCTTTCGCGGTCATAGAATTGGACGCCGGGAATGCGGTACCGGACTCGGTACCGCTTCCCCCGCTCCAGTTGGCGTATGTCCATCGTTTAGTGCGCCTGGTACCACTCGCGATAGTCCAGCGACAGCCGGCCCTTCGGGTCGAGCTGCATCGAGATGCGAATCTGGTCCTCGCGAACCTGGATGCCGGTCCACTTCGCGTCGCCGAACTTCGGACTCGAGACCGAGCCTTCATGCTCGCCTTCGCGGTCACCCCACGGCAGGGCTGCGAAGACCTCCTGCGCGGAATCGCCGGCGTCCCACGCCTCCTCGAGCTCGGCCGTGACCGCCTTGAGCCAGTTGATGTACCGGCTGGTCAGCGGCGTGCGGTAACCCTTTCCAGGGCGCAGCTCCTCGCTGTCGACGTCAGTCGTTGCTGCTTCTTGCATGACTGCTCCTTCGTTACCGGATGTCTATCCGGCGTCACCGGCGAATGCTCGTCGGGGTACCGATCCCGGCCTCCGCGTTCGGGATCGGCACCTCGTCGGACATGCCCCGAGTTTCTTTCCTTGTTACTTTATTATATCCCAGGCCCCTATTGGAAATCAAGTCCTCGATTAAGGACAATTGCCGCACCTACAGCCTTCCCGGTGAAGCACTACTGTATGCGCTGCCTGATAGGCTATCCGATCGTTAATCTCTTCTAGGCGTGCGACGCGCTCTATGGTCTCCTCGAGTTGCTGCCTTAGCTCGTCTATTTCCCTTACGGCTTCCTCGTCCACTCCGTACCTCCTGCATGCTGAACCGGAGCTGGCGAGGTCTGGGCCAGCTCCGGTTCGGATTCAGTTGTAATTACCCGGTTGAATGCAGCGGGCGGCCCTTCCTTTCACGGGTGAGCAGCCCGGCGACCTCTTCCCGGGTCTCTGCGAGTTGCTCCGCAAGGTGTCCGATCTCGTCTCGGCACTCCTGGATCGCAGCCTCCATATCGGCGCGATCCTGCTCGGCCCAGCGGTCTTCGATTTCGACCCTGAACATGCCGCGGTCTAGCAGGTCGTCTAGAAGACGGCCTGCGCCAGACTCGGACGCAAGCGAACGTCGGAACGTCCGGTACTGCTCCCCAGGATCGCTCCACAGAACGCGCCACCTGCGCGTAGGCCTCATTGTCTCTTGTTGCGCTGTTGCCATATTTCACCTCCTTGGTCGGACAAGGCCTAAGGCCGCCTCCTTCAAGGCGGCCTCGACCTTGACCGGCCAGCTCAGGACCCTACTCGGCCTCGGCGCTGGCCAGCTCCTGCTCCTTCCCGGCCTCGGCAACGGTACCGGCGGCCGCCTCGGCGGTCTGAGCGGCCCGCTCGGCCTGCTGCGCGGCCTTCCTGGCCCGACGCGCGGCCGCCTTCGCGGACTCGATCTGGCGGGCCAGCGCGCGGGCGACATACTCGGTTGCCCACTCGTAAGCGCTGTTCGGCTCCACCACCATCCGGTCGGTACCGTCGTCCGACTGCGTGGTGTCGAACTTGCCCTTATCCGCCATGATGTACATGAAGGGGGAGCCGATTTCCTTCGGCCCGGTACCGGCGTCGTTCAAAACCCCGGCCTCCTTCAGCATCTCATTGACGACCTCGGTGAAGGCGTACGGCGTCAGGAGCTTCGCGCGCCGGCCCTTCTTGGTGTCCTTCTCGTCGGCGTCCTCGTCGGCCTCGTTGTTGAGCTCGTCATCGTCGAGCTCGTCCTCCGGGGCCTCCTTGGGCGTACGGAGCGGCGTCTGGTCGACGACTTCATCGTCGTCCTCGTCGTCATCGTCGTCCTCGTCGTCCTCGTCGTCCTCTTCCGGCGCTGCCGGCTCGTCGACGATCTCGGCGTCCACGACGCCCTCGGTCAGCTCGCCGACCGGCTCGAGCAGCTGCTCGATCTCTGCGACGGTCTCGTTCGGATCGGTCGAGCCGCCACTCTCGCCCGGCTCGAACGACTGGCCCTCCTCGGGGTCGTCGTCCTTGACGGCGTCCTCATCGGCCTGGCGCAGCTCCTCCGCTGCGGGCTGCTCAACCTCGCCACCCGCTTCGGTGATGCTCTCCTGGAGCGTGTGCTCCAGGTCCTCGGGCGGAGTCGCCCTGTTACTACGTGGTCCCCTGTTACTCATGCCGTACCTCCTGTTTGGCCGCCTTTCTAGCGGCCCTGTGCCGCCGAAACCTCTTGTTCCGACAGTCTTTGCAGAGACTCTTTCGAGACCCAACCGGGGAACGATTATCGTCGTTCAACTCGACCCCACAGTCCCGACAATGAGTCGCAAGTCCTAGAGGCAATCCGGGCCAGCGAGCTGCCCTCTGTAGCGGCGCGTCATACTCTACATGACAACCACGACATAGAGGTACATAGTTCCGCGGATCGCCTCGGTCGGTATCATGTACCCAGGCCCATTCCTGAGCCCGCCGGCCGCAACACCCGTCGCAAAGAAAGGCCGAAGCGGTGCCGCGCGCAGCATGCACACGCTGATGCTGCCCGGCATACGACAACTCACACATCCTTGGTCTCCTTTGCTATCGGGGTTTTTTTGCTTCTATTTTAATAATATCACAGACCTCCCGTCCATTTCAAGATGCCACTCGGATAAATTTCTAGGCCTCGCCAAGATCTTTTCCGACGAACGTCCATCTGGAACGCTCGCACCCGAAGGCGAGCTACCGCCCGCCTTCGGATGCCAGCCTTCAGAAGCTGGTTTGGCCTTGCCACTCGATGAGAAACTCCGCCTGGTTGATGAAGGCCCAGACGATCGAGAGGCCGTAGTACGTGAAGGCGAGGTCCTCCGACGCGTGGTACGGGCCGTCGGGGGACTCGGAGACCAGCTCCTCGCCAGTCATCTCGACATGGACGCCCTTATAGGTCAGGCCGCGAGCCTCCCAACTCTGGACCCTATCCACGGCTCCCCTGAGCGAGACGTCTGAAAGCCTGGCCTGTGCTACCAGTCCAGCGAGCCCCTCCTCACGCAGGATGACGGGCCCGAGGCTTTCCTGCAGGAGGTCCTCCTCCGGCTTGTTCGTGATCAACATCCAGCCGGTCAGGTCCATCTTGACCTGATACACATCCGGACGCGCAAGATACGGCCTCGTAACGAAGTCCGCCTGCGGGCCCGGCTTCTTGACTGGCACGCCATCCCCTTCCCGAGACACCCAACTTGAGTGCTCGCCACTGGCGATTGCCTTCGTGCCAATCGCCAATGGCCAACAGTCAGTTAGTGCTCAGAGCGACTTCCAGCGCCCCTAGCCACTCGCCGCCATCCGGGCTCCAGAAGATGGCACCGAACTCGACGGTGTAGTTACCGTGAGTCGGGCACGGCTCTCCGGTAATCTTAGGGGCCGGGATCTGTATCTCGGCCATCCTGTCCCACATCAGAGCGCTCCCGGCTCAGGGCCCGCTACGGCGTTGATCACGAGCGCGTCGCCTTCTCGCATCTTGAGGAGTAGCGCGACTACCCGGCTGCTCATGAGGTAGTTCTCTTGCTGCTCGTCTTCACCGGGCTTGACGATCTCGACGTTGTACCGAACGCTCATTCCGTTTCTCCTTTGACGATCAGGCCGCCCCTGCCGTCCTCACCCAGAACGCCTAGGCGTTCCAGCTCGAAGACGTGCCATAGTATGTGAAGCGTGAACTGTTCGTCAGTGAGTTCATCGAACATGGGATCGTCAAAGTTCGGGCACTCTTCCGACGGCTTGCCGCTGAACGGGCACTTTTCCAGTGCGGGTGTATACTCTAGCCCGGCCATCCGTGCTCCCGTAGTGCTTCGAAGATCGCGTCCGAGCACCTCATAGTCGACCATGTATTGGCGCCGCAGGGCGCCTCGGCGTCCTCCTTCTGGGCGTCCTCACGATCTTCATCGTACTCGTCCGAGTCCTCATCAGGACAGCTCGCGATGAAGGCGACTTCAGCCGGACCCATGCTGCTGGCATCTGCGTCCGCGGTGAGACACTCCGCGATGTACTTCCAGTCATCGACTCGGAGTGTTACGCTCATGAGGTCCTGATCGGACAGGCCCTCAGGGTCGGTGCGGATGTAGTGAGAAGTGCTCATGAGTTGTCCTCCATTTGAGCCTTGAGGTGTCTGTGCGCCTCTCGCGCATATAGGGGCATCCCCACCTTGTCTAGCGCCCGTAGGAGTGCTTCCCACTCGCTACGCGGGAGCGTTAGCGCCACGAACTCTTCAGGATTCATTTGCCGGCCTCCATTCCGGATACTTGTCGCCGGGGCTTCTCGACTTGGTCGTCTTGGAGGGATAGTTACCGTTCGGGTGCTCGCAGTTGCCGCCGACGTTCAACGTCAACCCTTCCGGCGAACGCCTGATCGGTGTCGGTCGAGCATCAGGCGTGTAGATTGCCTTGATTCCGTTTGGTGTCTGCGAGTTCACAGCCCGCATGCGCGGGGATGCCATTCGGGTAACTCGTGGCTGCCGCCGGTGTGTCGGGTTCGGCGCTCGGGACTGCTGCTTGCTGACCCGTATGAGCGTCTGCATGAACTGTTCTTTGGTCATGACCGGCCTGAACTCTGCCGGCTCTGCAGGCTTCCGAACGTAGTTGACGAACGGTGCGGATTCTTCCGCGGTGCCTGTAGGCCTAACTGACTTCGGCCTCGAGCTCGTCGTCTTCGGTTTCGGCTGTTGCGTCGTGATCCGATCGGGTACCTTCGTCCCGTCGGACATCGCTGCGCACAGCTTCAAGAAGGTCGACTTGTCCATTCTCCCCTCCTATGAACCGTCCGAAAACCATTACGGTTCCATCAACGGTTCGTGTCTTGGACTCGAAGTGTCCTACGGGCCTGAAGGCCCTGATGACTCCGGTCCGGATCTGCTGCTGCAATGCAGTTGCAGACTGAACCCTCGCCTTCGGGAACTCCTTGACAACTCCCCACTTGCCGGGGTTGTCCCTGAGCTCGTCGGCCTCTTCACTGTAGGTCGACTTCGACGCCCTCACGGCGTCGGGATTGCTCCATTTCACGTGCTGCCTCCTCTCTTTCATCGTTCAGTTGCTTGATCGCCTCCAGTAGCCGTCTGGCCCTGGCGGGATCCTTAGGCACGTACGGTAGCACTGACAAACCGTTCTTGATGGGCCTATACTTCTTAGCCCTCCCGGCATGGTCATACGAGTAGCTACCCTGCGGAGGAAGGACAATGCGCCCAGTACCCGTTGTGCTCCTATGAGTCGGACGCCTTGCTGACGCCTGACCCTCTGGTGGATCCTCATCCACTGGCTCACCTCCCTTCCAATCCGACCTCGTCCTGTCGAGGCCGAACTGCACCGGAGATGTTTACTTGTTTCTTTTTATTATATCATAAGGCCTTGAGGACCTGACAATAGGCCACCCCCAATCTTTATCTATTATTCATGTTCGGGGACTGACTTCACTGAAACCGAGCTCGACTTGCATGATCAGGCGCTTTCCCGCTGGAAGGCCGCTAACTCCTACGATCGAAGGGTGATCAGCGTATTCCAGCGCTGCACCTAGCACGTTACGTAGGTCGCCGTCAGACAGTGCGAGTAGACGCTCGAGGAGCGCATTGGCTTCCGTGCGCCCTGTACGGTCGAGTGGGTTGTTAGTCATTACGGGCGGCCCGCTCAAGGGCGTCCCAGAACGCATCGGCCGCCTTGATCTCGTCGTCGCCGGTGTACAGCTGTATGTATGGCCGCATGGGCTCGCCGATCCCGACCTCGAAAGTTCCATCCGCCATCGTGAGGTGCCCGACGACCTCCTCACCGAGACCGAACGACGCGAACGTACCCTCCTTGATGCCGTGGAAGTTAACCTGTGCCTTCCACTCCATACCGACGTCATCGTGGCCGACGTCGGTGGTGATCTCGAAGTCACGCAGTTGCATGACAGCCCTCCTTGGATATATAGGATTCGATATCGCTAGCTAGCAGCAACCGCCGCTAGCCCGATCTATGAATGGCGGTCCTGCCACCACTTCCTCCAAAGGGCCGCAGCGCATTCCTTGCATGAATGCTTACGGCCCTTCGAGCGATTCTCGTCCGTAAGTTCTACGTCACAGTGCTTGCAGGTAGCCCAAACGGTGCGGCCTGGCCGATCATAATGGCGGTGACATGCTACACACAATGGGACATAGCTGCCCATGTCTCGTGGGTCGCGATCGTGTACCCATGCCCATTCCTTAGCCCGCCCGCCACAGCCGCCTTCGCACAAGAAACGGCCTGCAAAGCCGCGCTTGTCCCTCAAGCTGGAATGAAACCGCGCATGCTCTTTAGTTCCTGCCTTCAGCGGCTCGTACTGCATAAAACTCCCTACTTTTGACAGGGCGGCTCTACGTGAGAAGCCCGGTCAGAATTACCAGCACTGCTGCCGCGATGAGGACGCCTATGGCTTCACGGGCTGTCAGCATCATCGCACCTCCCTTCCGATCCAGCCTCTCGCGAGAGGCTGAACCGCACTGGAAGTGCTACGCGTCGGGGTCGACGCCGTGATGTCTGGCCATCATCTTGATGAACTCGACGTTCCAGTTCTGCCGCTGCCCGCGCTCGGTGCAGGATGCGAGCATCTGCGCGAGGAACAGGTACCGCAGCTGGATGTCGTCCGGCGTGAACTGGCCGGTGAACTTGTCGAGTACCTCTGCCGAGGCCTGATTGGCGAGGAGTGTGATGAACTCCTCGTTGTCCTTCAGTACACCTGACGGGCTGTTGTCAGTCATTGGTCTTCTCGTCCTCGTCATAGTAATCGAACCTGCCGGACGCCAGCAGGCGCTTGCACGCGTGTTGGAGCCTGAGCTCGGCGCGGTCGCGCGAGTCGTAGTCCTCCTCGTTGGAGGGCATCATGTTCGCGAAGGCCTGGTCGCCGATCATGAGCGCCCTTGCGAGGAACTCCTGGAACGGCTTGAACATGTCCCGGAGTGCCTCGCTGTCGTTGAACTCGTCCTGAACGCGGTACCTCAGGGCCTCGAGGATCTCCTCGACGTCCCTGCGGTCCTCGCCGGTGAAGTCCTTACTGGTGTCGACCGGCTGAGCGGTCATGGAGGTGCTCCTTCAGTGTGGGGGTGAAGTCGGACTGCTTCTGCGTACTCGCGCGCCCGTCTTCGCCGACGTTGTGAACCTTGTCGGGCTCGTACCGCGTAACCATACCGCCGAACTCGTCGGTCATAGTCATCGCGACAACTCGCATGCCCGAGCCTCGCTCGGCACCCTCGTCGACCATCTCCTCCACGGCCATACCAAAGTGCCCGAGCTGATCGAAATCAGCACTGACTTGCTCGATTTCGATTACGAGCTTCGTAGCCACTGTGGCTCCTTTCTGAAACGCTCCTACGAGCGCTCCGAGCTACGCATGTTGTGCGTAGCTCGCAACGTTCGTATGATTGTCTCCCGCCTGATGCAGTCCATCGTGCAAGGTGTCCAAGTACTCATCGCTATGCTCGTCCAGCCCGCCATCGAAGGTCGGATGCAAGTTGTGAATGCCTGTTAGGTGTGCAACCTTTTCTGCGTGCGCGCTCATGCTCGTCTCCGTTCGTTGTGCCTATGCACGTTATTTTTATTCTTCTTTTATTTTTATTATATCACAAGTCCCCTAGGGACTAACAATAGGCCGCTTCGATTATTCATATATTATTCATGGCCTTCCCAATCAGCGTCGAACTCCTGCGGGTTGACTTCTTTTATGACAGGCCAGCAGTCGCGCAGGACAGGCTGTCCGGCCTCTTCCCTATAACCCCGATCAACGTTTACAAGCCAGAGGGCTTCCAATAGGTGCTCAGCTCTCTCAGGGTCCTTCGGTATGTATACCCCTTCAGGCATGCCCACACGCACCACACGTGGACGCTTGCCGTGATAGTCGTCAAACTGCACTTGCTGCGGCGCTTCAATACCCTGTTCCGACCTACGAGGCATCGCACGCCCTTTTTTGAGATGCTTAGCCTGCGTCTGCCCCTTGCCGTACTTCTTAGTCATTGCGACCTCCGTGTGGGGGCTGCTTTCGCAGCCCCCACGATCGTCACTTACCGGTCGGCGCTAGCTCGTTGGTGTAATGCTGTGGGTCGTAGACGGTCTCGTCTACGAGGGCTGCCTCCGCGAGCTTCCGCTCATCGGCGTGTGGGAATTGCTCGTTACCCATGTCCGCCTGATACGTCAGCAAGATGGCAACGACCTCCAGGTTGACTTCCTTCGGGAACTCCTCAAGGAAGTCCGCGTCGCGAAGACACGCTACGAGTTTGTGCCATTCAGGCGAGCCTGGTATGGGTACGTCGACTTCATACTCCCTAAGGACGCGTAGCTTAGGCATTATCGTCCTTGTCAGTTCCTAGGAGATGGTGAATGAAGGCAGCGGCCTCGATGCCTTCCTCGTCGATAGTGCCGTCATCGTATAGCGGGTACCGAACGCTAGTCCAGTACCCTCGCGTGTCGTCGTATATCGTGTTCTTGGTCTCGGCCGTCTTGATCCCGTCGCTGAAGACGAGGTCTACAACGAGCGGACGGTCCGGAGGGTACTCCAGCCTGACGACGACTCGTTCGTCGAAGTACTTCCACGGCAGTGGGATCTGCTCGACAGGTAGTTCCATCACTTGTTCCGTAGCTGGAAGTCCGCGATGTCGCGGACCTCCTGATCGGTGAGCGGCATGTCATAGATGGTCCGCAGTAGGATGCAGGCCTTCTCGGCGACCGCAGGGAGGACGTTATACGCGAAGAAGTTCATCACGATATGCCAGTCCTCCCTACTGGAGGGCTTGCGCCCGCCCAGCTCGAGTTCCACCGCGGCGGCCAGCAGTTCGTTCGGCGACCGCAGGGTCGGTTCGTTACTCACGGTTACCACTCATCTCCGTCATCGGTGTCCATCATGATGACCGACCATCCGCGCTGCTCGAACAGCTCCTTGACGGCCTCTGCGCGCTCGTCTACGAGCTTGCCCCACCTCTCGTACCAGGCATCGACCTCCGCTTGGTTCAGCATGGCGCCGACGCCTGCCTGATACGGAACGAGGGTCTCGATGAATGTCTTGTCATGCTCGCCCGTACCCTGCGTCCATTCGGACCGCATCATAGTCTCGTACTCCGCATAGACCTCCTCGGGGTACGGCGCCATTGTAAAGCCGAACAGTACCCTGAGCAGGGCACGCTGCTGAACTTCTCCAGCGGCCTCGCAGTCCTCGGCGTGCGTACCGTCGGTACGACCACACTCGGTGCATGAGTACTTCTGACCGTCTGCGGTCCAACTGTAGTGCGCCATCACTCTCCCTTCCCGAACGCCTACCGTTAGGCGAACGTGGCGCGGTGCGGTCGCATTCCGCACCTCACCATGATCGTCTAGCAGCCTGAGACCGAGCCACCCTGCGACTGACAGTACGCAGGCGTGCTACTACTTGTAGAGGTGCCTAGCGTGCTGGCCACCTTGGAGACCTGCACCCCAATGATGATCCCGCAGATGACGCTGAACAAGACACCGATGCCGATCACGATCGCGATGAACTTGGTCGCTGCGGCGGTCGTCCGCGCGTTGTTAAGCATTGCTATCTGCCACTCGGCCTCCGTCATCGGAGGGCGCGCGTAAGGCTGGTTCATAGTCATTATTGCCTTCCCGGATGTCGCTCCTTGCAAACATCCTGGAATGCGCCCCCTTCGCGAAGGCGCAAACCAGGCGGTTCGTCAGCGCGCGCGGTGCGCGTTCACGATGGCGGTTATGTCTCCGCCCTCGGGGTGCTCCACTAGAAACGCGCTGATCGCATACATAGCCTCATGGGCTGACTCGTGACGCTCGCCTGTGAAGCCGGCACCGACCCAGACGGTCCCGCCTCCCGTTGAGGTAACGATGCGGTTGGACAAGGTATTGTAGACATAAACCATACCGCCGCCTTGGAGCATGTGATCGGAGTGGCCTGCTGTCTTGGCCTCCTCGCGATTCGCTACCGCGGACTCGATGATATAGAACCTGCACGCAGGATCGTATAGCTCCTGATGTGCCTTGGCAGGCTTCGTTGGAACGATCGTGAACCTGCGGTCGACCGGCGTGGCCTTCCTACGTGTCTCGCGTTCGTCTGCCTCACGCAGTTCCGCTTCGACCAGTTCGGCCCGCAGTTGTGCTGCGGTCTTCATGATGCCTCCTTGCCTAGTGGCCACGGAATGCTGTTGAACCGCAGGTCGTTTATCACGACCCATACCTCTTTGGGCATGCTGCCTCCTACTAGAAGTCGATACCGAACAGGCCCGCGAGGTACCGCGATCCTGTTATTGCTTCAGCGTGGTCGCCGCCGTCATGGACGTCGTCAGCCATGTTCGAGATGAATGCGCGGAACGAAGACTCGAAGGTCATGTGAGTGAAGTCCTCGTCATAGCGGTACTCATCAACGTAAGCGACCATGAACGCGGCGTACTCGTCCATCGTAATACGAAGGACGATCTGCATCGCTGTGGCCTTTTGTTCCTGAAGGTCCGCCATAGCGGCCTCTAGGAGCTTACGTGCTTCTAGTGACACTGCTCCTCCTTTCCTGCACGCTACAAGCTGTAGTCGTACATGGCGTCGGGGTAGACACCTTCGCATGCCTACCCCGCACCATGAGCGGCTAGGCGGACTTGTTGGTCACGGTGATCGAGTACGTCCCCTTCTTGGTCCAGTGCTGCAGGACCTCATGGGACCACCAGTGCGGGTAGGCCAGCTCGTTTTTGTACAGCACCTCATCGCTGTACGCGCCGGTCGAGTACGCCGTAGTGCGGTGCTCCCACTCCCGGTAGGCGTGGCCGCAGGCGTGCTTGGTCAGCCACTCCTGCGAGACCGTCCCGGTCGAGGCGGTGCTGTGCTCATACTTGTGCGTCGTGGTGCACGTTGCCGCACTCGCCGGCCCCGCTCCCGCAAGAGCAACGCCCCCCGCGAGGATCGCGGTTGCCGTCAGGCCCGCTAGGGTCTTACGCATGCTGTTCCTTTCTTGCACGCTACAAGGTGTAGTCGTACATGGCGTGGGGACGATCACCTTCGCCTGACCGTCCCCCACCATGAGCGGTTACTTCTTGTTGGCGTCCGCGGTCGCCTTGGCGGCCTTGATGCGGAGCTGCCTGAGGTTGTGCTCGTTCATCCAGTTGACGAACGCCTCGATGTCCGTGATCTCCATACGGCCATCGGCGGCGTGTCCGACGGGGAACTTGCCCTTGCCCGCCTGGATGTACATGAACGGGCTGTTGACCGTCCCCAGACCCGCGTCCACGCGTGCCTGGTTGAAGATCTTCGTCGCCTGGTACGGCGTGAGGACGAACGGCTTGCGGTGCTTGCCGCCCTTGACCTTGCCCTGCGGGGTCTCTTCGGGCTGTCCGGCCGTAAGGGCCTTCAGGGCCTCGTCGAAGAGGCCACCCTCGCCGGTCTCGTCCTCGAGGGCCTCTTCGGCCTCGTCCGTCGTGGACTCCTCCGGCAGGGTCTCGTCGACGATTTCGCCCTCGAGCACCTCAGCGGTGTCCGCGAGTACCTCGTCGATGACCTCGGCCGCCGTCGGCGTCCACAGCTCCATGCCGGTTCCCACTACGGTGGTGGTCTTCGGCGCCTGCGGGCGGGTCCTGCGGTTACGTGCTGGCATTGTCTTGCCTTTCTGTTGTGACGCCCCTTGCGGACGCCCTGCAACGTACATCGCTAGTGTACGCTCTAGGTCGTCCGCAATGGTTGTCTGCCCTGACATCGTTTCTCACCTCCTTTCGTTACGCCCCTGGGGACGTTATTTTTATTCTTCTTTTATTTTTATTATATCACATGTACCGCGGGGCCTATCAATAGGGCACCCTGATTATTCATATTTTATTCATCTACACCCTTCTCGGTACGTTTCTTACAAACGTCCGCGGCGAGGTACGGCCTTCGCGCACCGTACCTCACCGTGCACGCTAGTCGGTCGCGTCTATCGACCACCCATCAGGAGTGGCCGGAAGGCCGATTGCCTGCTCTTCACTGACGACCTCGAACGTCAGCACCTCGCGTCCGTGCTCGTCCTTCATCGTGACGATCTGAGGGTACGCCATACCAGTCCTCCTAGAGCATTGCTTCGATTGACGGCCACTGCAGGATGGTCAGGAGCATGTCCCAACCGAAGTGAACTACGGGGATGATGAACGGGATGATTGGCCACATGTCAGTGCCTCGTGTAGAACTCGCGATAGTCGACCGTGAGGTCGCCCTTGGAGGTCAGGTGTACCGAGATGCGGAGCTCGTCCTCACCGAACTCGTACGCGATCCACTTGCGGTTACCGTACTTGTCGTTCGCGCGGTTCGTCCACGACAACTTACGGAACAGCTCCTCAGGAGTGTCACACACCTCCCAAAGTGCCTCGAGTTCGGTCATCGCGTTCTTCACGAACCGGAGGTATGCCGCATCCATCTGGATGCGGAACCCCTTCGGACTCGCGTATAGGACCTTGTTTGAAGAGGTCCCAGAAGGGTTTGTACCTTGCATGGTACGTTCCTTTCTTTTCGAACGTTACTCTTGTAGTAACGGTCGCGGCGAAGGTACGGTCGCATCCGCACCTCACCGTAATCGTTACTTCCAGACGTACGCGTGCATCTCCCGGAAGTCCTTGATGAATGTCCCTGCGCACCACTTGTCGGCGACCCTCATGGTCAGGATGTGATGTTCGCCTCCGCCGCCCACTTCAGGTTCTCCTTCCGATCGTTCCATGTTCGCGAACGACTTCCTGATTTCGTCCTCCGAGTGTTCATGGAGGTCTGTGAACGCGTTGTCCGCGTATCCCGTGATGACTTCATGGACGTTCTGTTCCAATATGTCATCAGGCTCGTCCGCAACCCCGAGTTCGTTCTCGATTGCGTCCTTCGTGACCTCAATGAGGTCATTCAAGGTCAGATCCTTCATATCCGTTCCTTTCTTATAGGTCACACCCACACGATCCGTTCACACTGCGGTACTCTCTGCAGGTCGTACATAGGTTCGACTTCGCGGTACTGAACCCGCCGGGCAGTTTCAACATAGTGGCCTTCTCGATCATGTCGTCACTCGGCATGAACCCTCCCGCGTCACACCCGCATCTTTCGTACGCGAGGTACTGTGCCGGTGTGTACATCCTCTTACGTGCCGCGTCACTCTTTTGTTGTATCGAACTCTTTCCCCTAGGCACTATAGTCACCTCCTCTCGTCGCCGTACATCGTCCCGATGTACTATATTTTTATTTTTCTTTTATTTTTATTATATCATACGTCCCTAGTGTCCTATCAATAGGGCACCTCGAATATTTATATATTATTCATGCAGGGCATTTAGTGAACGGCCGCCCCGATCCCCGCGATGCACAGCGCGAGTACGAGCAGCGATAGGAGTACGACCAGGCACCCCGCACACCCTCCGGTGCATCCCTTAGAGGTTCCGGTTGTCTGCCCTGAGGTATTCTTGTACGTCCTCATGTTCGTTTTCCTTTCTATCGTGACTCATTGATGGACCGGATGGCCGCTAGGAGACGTTCCCGTCGTCCCGCGTCCCTAGGGAGGTAGGACACTAGCGGTAGTCCATTCCTCTT